ATTTGGGAATCGAGAGGGGTCAAAGTTAAATGACCCTATATGGGGGGTTTGTTCGGGTCATCATCGGGTAGGTAGTTCGGGTCATTCCGTTGAAGGAATCCGATGCGCTTCTTCTGCTTGCGCTCGTTGACTGCCTCCTTTGTATGACTCCCAGCCTGTTGGTGAATCTCGCAATGGTGACGCACACACAGAGCCATGAGATTGTTCGGATCATAACAAACGCGCTTCATGGCTTCTTCGCCCTGGTCAATCACCGACTCGACTGGCACCTTGTGATGGATGTCCACCGCCAGCGCGTCGATGCCTCGCCACCCCTCGGCATAGCATATCTCGCAGTAGCCTTCCGTCTGCCTCAGTTTCCACGCCCGCAGCTCCTTCCACCGCTTCGAGTTCAATAGCTTCTGGTATCTTGGGTCTCGTGCCATAGTCGTTCACCATTCATATCCGTGTGGTCGGAAGTCCAAAGCATTCAGCGCATCCTCATTTTCACGCGCTGCCTGACGTTCGGCTTCGGTGGGTTCATGTTTCGGTTCCTCATGTGGGAATCGGTACTCGCTCTCTTCAATCATCTTGCGCCTCGCTTTCCGTTGGTGGTACGAAGTCTGTCTGCCTATGCTCACCCTCCCAGTCCTCAAAGTTGAACCGCTGGTCAGTAGCCACGCTGTCAGGTGTTCGGTGTTGTAATCCCTTGGTCTTCTGCCCGTAGGCCACCGCACGACCGTTATCCATTCGAGCAGCGTCCTCGAACTCTTGCCGCAGTTCACCATTCAGGTGCATGATGACCTCGGCATCGGCCAGTCGGTTGATGACTTCGCTCACTCGCTCACAACCAAGAATGATTCGAGCACGGAACAGCTTCATGTATAACTCCGGCATACAGATGTTGAAGATGCGCTCGAAGATGTCCATCACGTTCTCCGTCTGCGTCCACTTGTCGAAGAATGGCTTGTTGACCATCGTCGCCCTGAAGCCTTTCTTCTCGCCATCAGCATCTTGGAAGATATACACGGCTTGCGCCACCTCCTTATGCACCGTCGGGTCGGCAAGGTTGAGCGCGTCGGCCCAGCCGGTCATGTGCTCGAAGATAGCCATTGCCCGCTCTATCTCTTCTGATAGGTTGTGGCGGTCATCCATGTATCGGATAATCGTGTCGCACACCATCTGGATGAGCGTGTAGATGCTCATGTTCTTTTTCTGAGCTATCCGCGTCAGCCGCTCGATGGAGTACTTCGACAGCTTAGACGAAACGTTTTTGTATTTCTCGTCGTTCATTGTGTTATCTCTAAGTTAAGTTTATCTATCAATCCTGCCGCCTTGGGCATTGCCTTCTTCACCTCGTCGATGCTGGTCATGGGCTTGCGTTCATTCAATATGCGCACCACTACGTCGGCAATGTCGGCCTTGTCGCCGTCACGCTCTCGCCACCACTTCAACACGGGGTCGGTGTCAACGTGTATCTGGTCGTAGCCTATCTGCTTGGCCTTGGCTTTCCACTTGGCTATACCATCCCTGTCTGGGTAGAGCACCACCTTGCGCCCTTGCTTAATAATAGGTGATAACCGTTCGCGGCTCAGCATCTCCAACCCTCCGCACGCCATCCATACCTGTGTGGCGTGGTTGCCGTAGGCTATGGCCATCAGCACGGCGGTCTTCTCGCTCTCTACGATGTTGACGGTGGCGTTTGGGTACTTGTTCAACAGGTGCATACCAAAGAACGTCAGGCAAGGCTCCTGCTTGTCGGGGTCGTACAGATGTGGGAATGGGTACGGTGGTTCGTCGGTCATCTCATGCTTCTCTTCATCCCAATGTCTGCTCAACGTTGCATGTATGAAGTCGAAGTTCCATGATGCCTCCCTGTCGCGGTGGCCGTCAGACTTGTATTTCATCATCTTGCCAGTCCTCACGGCACCATTCTCGTCAATCTGCCAGAAGATGGTGTGACCGTTCTTGCCGTGGCCTACGTGGTAGTCATTCAACACTTCGCTGATACGCTTGCGTTGCACGTAGTCCCAGTTGACCATCTCAATTATCCATCTTATCAGGACGTCGTTGTCTGCGTTGGCTGCTCGTTCAGCCCGTTCTACCATCCACATCGGCAGTCGTAGCGGTTGCAATGGTGGAGGTGCCGGTCGTGGTGGCGGTGGTGTGTAGTTGAAGTCTGTCATGTCTGTCTCGATTGAATATTTTTTGCCTAACCATCTGATAGCGTCTGGGTAGCTGAGTCGTTCATGTTTCATCAGGAACTCGATCACACCACCTTTCTCGCCACACTTGAAACATTTATAGCAGTTCTTTTTCGGGTACACCACAAAGCTGCCAATGTGCCGGTCATCGTGGAACGGGCAAAGCCCAAGGTATCGGACACCCTTCTTTTTCAGCGTAACGAAGTCGCCTACGACGTCCTCAATCTTCGCGGTGTCCAGAATCTTCTCGATGATGAATTTGTCGATTCGTTTGCTCATAGTCACCAAAAATAGATTATCTGTATGCTGTGCGCATGTGCGCGTCGCGCGGGTGGGGGACGCTTGCCCCTTGCACCGCCGCCCACCCAAGGCGGCAGGGTGCAAGGTGCATGCGGACCACGCACGAGTTGAACCTTGGGTTTAACCCTCCTACACCTTTAGGTGTAGAGGGAGCTGGGTTTAACTCAGAACGGCAGGTCTTCAGGAGGTTGCAACATGTAGTGTCCGCCACTCTTCAGCGTAGTCTCTTCCAGATAGCCCATGTTGATTGCGGCTATCAGATCGGCCTGCTGTTTAGCGTCTTTCTTCTGACCACCAATATCGCCAAATACGGTCTTCTTAATCTGTACGCGGCTCATGGGCCATTCGTACTGCTCTTTGGCCTGTTCAATCCATTCACGTATCTGGCGTGGGTCATCGCATTCTGTCTGTTCCTTCGACTTGCTGTTCAGGTTCGCACCACGGGTAATGATGCGAGGCACACCAAGCTGACCAGCATCCTCAGTAATCTCGAACGTCCAGTCATCCATATCCTTGTCGCGGGCGTCCTGTTGCTTGACGGTGAACGTCACGCCTTCAGGCTTCTTCGACTTGATACTGATGAGCGTGTCGCTCACCTTGTTTCCCAGCTCAGTACCAATCCAACCACGCATCTTTGCCTCTTCGCTGTCATCCTTGCGCCCTGGGTTCTGGTGGAGTGCCAGCCAGATGCTCAGGTTTCGGGCTTCGGCTATCGAGCCAAAGTAGTCCAGTATCGCGGTGCCTGCCTCCTCGTCGTTGATAGACGGGATAATATCGCGCAGACCGTCGATGAACACTACGTCAGGCTGTATCGCGTCAATAGCCATTTTGATGAGCTCAAAACGCTTCACGTAAGGCTTCACGTTGTCTTCGTTAGGCATCGACTTCACCCACAGCACGGCAAAACGGTCGTTGGGCTCTTTCATGTCCCATCCGCAAAGCCAGTGGACTCGTCGCAGTACCTTGGCACTCGACAACTTCTCCATCTCCGTGTCGATATACAAGACCTTCGGCAGATGTCCCAGATAGTCGATGGTGCGCTGTGGCACCGTCAGCCCTGGCAGATATTGCTGTGTGCGCTCAGTGTCGCATCCAAGTATTGCAGCCATCAGCTGGCAGAACACCCACGTCTTACCGTTTTTCTTCTGTCCTGAGATAGCACCCAAGCCACCAATCTTCGAAAATGGCACGCCGTTGAACTCCAACATCGTGTATGGCTCCGGGTAGTCCTCTCGCGGGTCCAACAAGTAAGGTCGCAGCGTGTCTAACCTGATTTCGTCGGCTGACCTCGGTTGCGGTATGTTATTACTCTCTTCGTTCATAGTTTAATCTTCTTGAAGTCTCGCTTCTTCACGTCGAACATGTGCATCTGCGTCGGCATGGTCGTTAGCCAGTTGATAACCTGGAGTGTCTTCAGTTCGTCATCGCCTGTGCGGTCAGCCAACAGACGAATCATGTTGTACCACCAGTCACAGTCCTCTGCGAAGTCGTTAGCTTGTTCGTGCTTGTAAAGTCCAAGCGTTGTACGTTTGGCGCATTTCTGGACATCCTGAAGGGCTTTCGATAGTTGTTTGAAGCGTAACTTATCCTCACGCTCGAAAGTAGCCCCAAACGGTCTTAAAATGCACTCGGCATCCATCACCAGCGTCTCGATGACGTCCGACAGACAGTGCGCCATGTTCAGGCACACCGTAGCCTTCTCCACCATGCTGTGCAACTCCTCGCGGCTCTTGCCCGTCGTTTGGGTCATGTCGCAGCGGTCAATCACGTCGTCAAGTTCGTCGCGCTCTCTTGTCTCTTCTGCCATAGTCTCTAATTATTATGAGTGGTGACCTCTGTAGGCCACCACTCGCTGAAGAATTCATCAGAACGGTAGGTCATCGCTATCTCCTCCATGATTTTCGTCGTCTGTGGGCGCGTTTTGTGGTTGCGTTGGTGTAGTTGTTTGCTGCTGAGCGTTCGCACTGTCAGCGGCCTCGACATTAGCCTTCTGGATAATGGTGATGTCACCCGTGCGGATGTCGTTAAAATACTTGCCGCTACCCTGTGGATATTCACGGCAACTCAGCGCAATTCTTACCTTGATTTTGTCGTTCTCAGCCAGCTTGTACTTCTCGATGTTCTCGTTACGCACATTCAGCAGGATGTTACGTTCGTAGATGTCCGACGGGTTCTCATAGAATTCGAAAATAAAGTCCTGTGTACGATACGGATTTCCCGTTGATTGAGCAACTCCTTCTTTCAGTGGCAGGAGCCTAACCACACGTCCTTGTAATTCCATAACTTTGTTGTTTTATAAATCTTTGAATTTTTCAACTATGTCGTTTATCTCCGTCACACACGCCTCGACCTTCTCGATGCGTTTCTTCTTCTCCTGGAGTTGCGAGAGTATCATGTTGACGTTCTTAATGAGCTCGCCACCAGAGATTATATTCAACTTCTCGGCCAGTTTCGAGTTCTTTTCTTGCAGACCGTCGATGGTTTCTTGCATTTTCATGATCTTGTTGTGCAATTCCTCGATGATGCCGCAATCGTCACCATCACCACCTTTGCCAGTGGTGTGGGTCTCTATCAGTTCGCAGCGCACCCACTCAGGAGCACCGCTGATGAATGCCCTGACGCTCTTCGTGGTGAAGCAAACGTTGAGCACCTTGCCAGGCACCCCTTCGGCAGTGGTAATCTTGTCGTAGGGCCGCCACACTTGCTTTTGAAATTCTTGCTCTGTCATTTCTATTTTGAATTTTAAATGTTAAGCTGTCAGTACCATGTAGCGGCTGTTGTACGGCCAGTCATCCTCGCCGTTCGTCACCGTAAAATCTGGTACAAATTCATAGTCATATATCGCTACGCAGCAGTCAGGCCAGTGCCTGTGATTATACTCCTCACGTTCGCACCATGACAGCGGCAATCCGCGAGAATCCTGTGGCTCACTCAGGAAATCACCAGGTGGCACTTGGTAGTTCGATGCTTCTCTGTCGTAGGCACCCTCAATCTGCTCCGCTGTCAAATTCTCGCAGCGTTTCGCGGCCCGCTTCATCATCTCTACCCATTCTTTCGGAAATGGGCAGTGCCATTCACCGCTGCCTGGTTGCCGCTTTTCGTATATCATACATTTCCAGCAGCGATTGCCACTATCAGGAACACCACCAGCCCGATGTGTGTTAACACCACCTGGCCATTAGTAAACGATTCACCTGCGATGGCTGAGAACATCATGTTGTTCTTATACCACCATTCCATAAATTTCTCTTTCATGATTCTGTTGTTTTAGATCGTTTTCAATAAGACACCCCTCTGCGTTAGTGGCTTGGGTAATCACGCACCTCTCGTCAAGGTGGCCGCATTAATGTCTTATCAGTCTGGAGTGGCTTAATGCTCCAACGGCATGCACCGCAGTCTCCTAATGGCTCTCTCCCCTTCGCCGTTGTCACTTGACAACTATACTCAGCAGGGTCTCTCAGCCTAAGCACCAGTCCCACTCCTTTCAGGGCCTTCCCGTCGTCTGCCTCACGGCCTTTGTGCGTGCCACGGTCTTTCAGTGTTTGCCTACTCAACAAATTACCTCATCAGTAATCGCGCTTGGGTTCCCCTCTCGTCTGTTATCTTTATCCTGGAATCCTTTCCAGTGTCCACGATGTCAAAGACCTATTCTCCTTTCATCTTGCAGAAGGTGATGGATTCGAACCACCGACATTCGGTTTTGGAGACCGACGCTCTACCAACTGAACTAACCTTCCCTGTCTTGTCCTTTGCGTTGCGATTCTATCGCAACAACTTCAAATCATCGTAAACCCCGTTGCGGATGTTCTCGGCTATCTCATGCTGAGGGTAGGCCCACCTCGTGCCGCGCTTCTTGCCACTGATGGTACACTTGATGCGAACCTTCTTTCTCGGCAGAATGTCACCGTATTCCTCCAGCCAGTCCTTCGTGAACATCTGGAACTGCTTGCACAGCTCGTCAGCAGTCAGCCATCGCTCCTCCAATTTGAGCAGAACTGCCGTCGTAGCCTTTTGCACCTCAGCCATGATGTCCTCTCTTAACTTTCTGTCCATAGTTCTTTTTAGTTAGTTTATTCTTGCCACTATGCCTCTCGCTTTTCCGCGAGGTCATTTCGTCCTCGTTATGCTCACAGCTTTTGCTTCGTAGTCAGGTTTGAAGGTGAACTCCAATCCCTCCTCGTTCTTCAGCTGCTGGCATGTCTGGCGTGCAGATGGGATCTTTTTACCATCTGTCAGGGTGATAATGCGCGTCTGTCCGATGTGCATCTCTCGCAACTCCTGTCGTGTAACTTTCTCTTGTGCCATACTTTAAACTTTCTTAATTTTTATCGTGTTCAAGTACAACATCGGAAGAAAATCCTTATCTTTGCAATCCGCACCCTCGCAAAGTGCTTGCAAAGTTGGCAATGTCCGCTTTTGCTGAAAAGGCGACCTTCGCCTGACGGATATTCTTTTGCCCGATGTGTACTTACTTACTTTCGGGTGCAAATATAAGAATAAAAAATGACACGACGTGCAAATACAGGCTAATTTATGCAATTATTTAAGTAATTTTAAGAGAAAACATACTAATTTGGACTAATTTATGGTCGATACACGAGAAAAGTTCCGCGAAATGCTGAATGACATAGCCGCCACCGACGGCATCACAAAGTTCAATCAGCTGGCAGAGATGACTGGTATCAATGCCGTCACCTTCACGCGCATTAAGAACAACGAAATAAAGTCGGTCAGCGTCGAAACGTTCAATAAGCTCAATGCAGCTTTTGACAATCGCTACAACCTTCGCTGGTTCCAGGGTGACTCACCATATATGACTGTCAAAGAAACCATCGAAGCCAAAGACAAACTGCCCGTGTCGCAAATCATGCCCGACTCATCAGCAGAAATCATCGCATCCCTGAAGCGTGAGTTGGACAGACAAGAGAAATCGTTCAATGCTCAGCTTGCAGCCAAAGACGAAACCATCGCCACAAAGAATGCTCAGCTTGCAGACAAAGACCGCACTATTGAAAAATGCGAGCAAACAATCAAAACCCTTCAAGACCAAGTTTTTGACCTTCGTCACCTCCTGTCACAGAAGATGACCAAAGACGAATTGGATAACTACCCCTTTGTAATCGGAGTTGCTGACGACCACAAAAAGTCACGTAAACGAACATAATATATATATATGAAACAACAACTACACCTACTTCCCAGATTGTCACATATACAAAATAACTCAAATGTTTTACACTCCTCAATTTTAATTATTAACAAACCCCGATAAATAGGGAGAGCCCTCCACATTACACATGACCCCAAACGGATCACATGGAAGATGGAGGGTTTCGGTGGGAAAACACTGGAATCCTCTTTATTTACGGGCTAAAACAAAGGAATTATGAAAAATATGTTTTACGGGATTTTATCGGATTTTGTCGGATTTCGCCACGAAATGTTTTACACATGTTTTACACTTTCGCCTGAAATGTTTTACACTTTCATGAATTTAGACGTAATGACTAAAGATTTTGGCTATGTTTTCAACTGCAATCGTATTTGATAGACGCAAACAAGCGACGAAGGATAAGGAAGGTGCGCTGGAGGTTCGTGTGACCATTGAACGCAAATCATATTGGATAAGTACAGGCATGCGCGTGTTAAGAAAGCATTGGGCTGGTGCAGTGGTTGTGCGTCCTGATGCTGACGCTTTGAACAACCGGCTCGGCATTATAGTGAGGCGTGTCAATGAGAAGTTTAATGAGTTCATAGATGCACGAAAGCCGATTGACGTGGCGGTGATTCGTGACTACATCTATGGTGGTACTCAGACGGACAAAAACAAGAATGGTCTTTATGATTGGCTCGAAAAGACTATACCGATGCTGGATATTGAGGAGGTAACGCGCAACAGATATTGGCTGGTTGTTGACCGTATGAAGGAATTTGGTGGTTTTAATGTCTGGCAAGACTTTACGGTGGAGAATATCTATGAATGGAACGCGTGGTTGCATAAGTTGAAGGCACAGACGAAGCGTGAAGATGAAGAAAAGAACGTCAGCGACAAGACGGTTTATAACTACCATAAGTGCCTGAAGGCTTTGTTACATCGTGCTGTCGATGTCGGCATATTGACAAGTAGCCCATACGAGCGGCTGAAGGGGAAGTTTAGCCGTGGGGATGAGGACAACTTCGAATACTTGACTGAGGATCAGATGATGCTCATTGTAAATTTGCACCCTGTTCCTGGTTCTCAAATGGAGACTGTGCGCGACTTGTTTGTATTCCAGATGTTCACCGGCTTGGCTTATGCCGACATGCAAGCATTCGACATCAGGAACTACCACAAAGAAGGCGAAGTGTGGACGGCTAACGGTAAACGCATCAAGACAGGTGTGCCATACGTGAGCGTACTGCTGGCTCCAGTCGTGGATGTTCTGGAACGTCATGGAATGGCTGTTCCGCAAATGCCGAATCAAAAGTACAATGCACTGTTGAAGACGATGGGAATGGTGATTGGTATTGAAGGCTTACACTCTCATCTGGCCCGTCATACATTCGCGACCTATATGCTGTCAAATGACGTCAAGGTGCAGAACCTGATGAGAATGCTTGGGCATAAAAACATACAGCAGACAATGAAGTATGCAAACGTGCTGGCAAAGGATGCGCGAAATGATTTTGACATGGTATCAAAGAAATTAAATAAAAAATTAACTATTAAAAAATGAAACGAATTATCTTAATGGTTGTTGCGGTAGCCATAATGACCGCATGCGAAAAAACAATTACTTCAGACAGCGAAGGGAATGTCAAGATGACGTTCATACCTACAACACATGACGTTACACGGGGGACGGTTAGTATAGGTGACTACTTTAACAGATTAGCCGTACAGGTGTTTGACCAAGAAGGCAATAAAGTATTCGCACAATCAAAAACGCAGACGCGGGATGATGATGATTTTGGGACACTGAGTGTCGGGCTAAAAGCAGGAACATATATTGTGGTTGCTGTTGGACATTCTTCTCCAGTCACACCTACTATTAAATCTACGGAACTTGTTCAATTTACAGCTAAAGATGGAGTAAAGAATAGTGATACATTTTGCCACTATGGATCTGTAACGATTGACGCCGAGCATACAAACCATGAATTGAAAATGAACCGCGTGGCTGCAAAGATAATGTTTACATTCACCGACGAAACGATGCCAGATAGCTACGCAGGTCTGAAGATAGATTATACAGGTGGGTCGGCAAACTTTAACCCATCTACGGCAGAAGGTTGCACGAAGAGTAGCCAGTCAGAGACGCGGACAAACCGCGCCACACAGTATGCCGTCTTTACGTTCCCTTATCTCTCTGCTGACGGAAAACTGAAAGTAACGCTTTCGGCTCTTGATAAAGACCAAAATGTACTGACAACCAAAGTACTCACGGAAGTACCTGTAACGCGCAACCGTATTACAAAATGCGTAGGACCGTTGTTTGGAGAAGGCGACTACAATATTATCCAAACCAATTTTGGCATAACTATCAACGAAGACTGGGACGGCGAATATGAGTACGAATTTTAAACAACAAACATCATGAAACGTATATTATATATTATTGTGGTGACATTGGCTTGTGTCGCTTGTTCAAGAAGTGAAATTCCTTACGAAGAATCTCACAAAACTGTGGCTGTTACATTCAACGTTAGCGGTGACTTTACGCTCAATACTAACAATATGACGCGCTCGCTGACTGCCGACGGCAAGGATATGACAGATTTATGGGTACTTGATTATCAGAATGGAGTACTTGCTCAGCAACTACATAAAACATCCTCAGATACAGACTTTGGACAGCCTACACTCGACCTCACACTTGGTGCTCATCATGTTTACTTTATAGCAAGTCGTGGCTCTGGAGCGACATTGAATAATACGGATAAGACTATAACGTTCACAAAGGTACTCGATACGTTTTGGAAAGATTATGAAATTACTGTTTCTTCTGGTAGTTCATCCGCTTCCCGCTCTGTTGCTTTGGATCGTGTGGTCACAAAATTGAAACTCGTATTTTCTGATGCTATCCCAACAGGTGCAGCGATGTTTAATATCTCGCCAACTGCGTGGTATTACGGATTCAACTACCAAACAGGAGAACCGTGTGCTGTCACAACGTCACAACCGATTCCCGTCAATATTCCATCTACTGAAATCGGTGTCGTCAACGAAACAGTCAGCATATTCGGTTTTTCTTCTATAACAGAATGGGCTACTGATATTGACATCAACTGCAAAACTAATAATAACGATGTGCTTGGTTCGGCTGTAATCACTTCCGCACCGTTTGTCCGTAACCGTGTCAGTGAGTACACTGGACCTCTCTTTGTCGACACTGGTTCAATAATGCTTTCGCTGAACATAATATGGGATGAACCTATCGTTGGAACATGGTAACAATAAAGGAGCGGTGGTTGCCGCTCCTTTTCGATTTATTCATCTTTCGGCTCGTAAGGGCTCCAGTCCATAGCGGCCTTCTTCTGCCATCCCTCTTCGACGCACTGCTCAATCCATGCCAGACCGCCCAGGTAGAACTGAGCCAGTTCTTCCATCGACTCAAACTGATGATACACATCCGCACCGTTCTCGTCAGTGCCCAGCTTGAACGTCTTCGGAAACGTCACCTGCTCAGGATACATCGCGGCAGCATCATGCACGGCCTTGAAGTTCTGGCGGTTCTCCCAGTTTAGAGTCACCGGCTTATCCTGCCACACGTAGCCTTTTTCAGATTTCTCATCCGTCCTTGCGTCAATGTCGGCGATGACAGCCTGCTTGATCTGCTCCAGCGAGGGCTTCGCCGTACGGTTCTTGTTGAAATACACTTCCTGCCAATAGGCATTCTTCTTGCCGTCAGCTTTGAAGTCGTAGCTGACAATCACTTGCGTCGCGTTCTCCCGGATGGGAACGAAGCACGCTTTTGGTCCATGCATTTTTGCCATATCTATTCCGTTTAAAAGTTTCTACCCTACGCCGATAATCAATCCGTGGGTTTACCAAACAACGTCATGTCACGATTGAATGTAGATACCTTTATGAATTTCTTACGCAAAAACATTGCTCTACGTATGCGATATGTCTTGTGGTGGCTCAGCACACCGAGGAAGGAATTGACGGAGCGATACACTGCTTCAGCATCGTTGGTTTGCATATTCCTGATGTTACGTTCCATGCGTCGCAGACAGTCATTCGACGCATAGGTCCTGTAGGGCTTGACAAATGCGCCCAGGAACTCCACGCCGTAACAGATATTCGTCACCGTCAGCTTGCCAAGGTGTAAGGTCAGTCCGAGTTCTGTGGATAGGAACTGCTGAATCTTCGGCACCAGTGACAGCAGCCACTCCTTATCGGTGCTCACCACGTAGGCATCATCTACATATCTGCCATAGTGCTTGCATTTCAATGTCCGCTTCATGAATTGGTCGAAGACATTCAGATAGACATTGCTGAACAGCTGGCTCGTCAGATTGCCGATAGGCATGCCTTTGCCTGTATTCACAAAGCGCATGCTCTTCGCTGGGTCGAGACCTATCCAGTCGTCTTCAGAGCCTACGATGTGGCAGTTCTCATTTGGATCAAGCAAGATGATTTCCTTGGTCATCCATAATACGAAGTCCATGTCTATCGTTTCGCACCATAGCTTGCCTCGCTTTTCTACTGGATGACCGGACATTCTGTGCAGGCTTTCCGTTGCTATCTCCAGCAGCTTGCGCCTGTCTATGTGCATGAAATACCCGCGAATGTCAAGTTTCATCACATAGCATTTCCTTGTGTAGTTATGGCTTGCCTTTCGGATGTGTGCTGCAAGCCTGTTGATACCATAATGCGTACCACGTTCGGGTACGCAGGAATAACTGTCGGCAATGAATGTACGCTCAAACAGTTCGTGGGTATAGTTGTAATAGAGATGATGCACCACACGGTCACGGAACTGAGCGGCAAAGACCTCCCGCTTCTTCGGGCGTTCTATGATAAAACAGGATGAAGGTGCTGGCTTATACGTTCTGTCCCACAACGCGTCCCTTAGCTCCGTCAGGTTTTCCATCAAGTGTTTCTCGAACCTTATGACGTATGGCTGGTTGCCCTTATGACGCTTGGCGCATAGAAACGCCACATACAAGTCCATCAGCAATGCTTCGCGTGTCAGTGTGTATGCCATTTATTTCCTTTCCTTGTCTCTGTTATTAGCCGCTATCCTGGCGAGTGCTGAACAGCCCTAACCGAGTTGCCGTTGTACCGATTGTTGTTGTTCTGAGGATTTACCGAAGAACTATTGAAGTTCAAGTTGTACGCGTTGTCAGCGGAGTTCCAACTGGATGACCAGTAGTTGCCGTTCGTGCCGCGATTGTTGAGCGACGTACCGTTACCGTTGCCAGCCGCAGGGAAGAATAATCCTCTATACGCGGTCATCACCTGTCACGAATATACGGCAGGACGGCTTGCGCCAGAACCACCGTATTTCTTCTCATTTTTCCCACTCATCGCAGGACGGATGACCTATGAATTCGCCTTGAACAGCCCTTAGCTACCCATTCTTTGCGGGAGGTCTTTTTGTTGCTATAATAATGATGAGAGTTGCCGCTTCAGTGTGGCAATAAACTCTGCGTTCTCTGCCGGAGTCTTCGACTCGATAGGATAGGAGAGCACCTGCGACAGAATCTGGAACATACCTACTCGCCCGCCGTCGGTATCTACATTTGATGTCGTGCGACTGGCTTTTTGCGCCTGCTTGGTGTCTTTCTCCGGCAGCGCGTGCTTCCATTCCTCGAAGGCGGCAAGCAGCTCTTCGTAGTTAGATGATTCCTCGTCAAACGTGGTGAGCGTAAATTCTGCGTAGTCATCGACGGTGTTCGGGTCGAAATCCTCGAAACCTATCATGAACTTCGCCAGCGACTCTAATGGGAAGCCTACGCTGACATACTCGCCTTTCTTCGTCACGTAACGGTTTGCGGTGAGCATTTTCATATCGCCGCGCTCTTTTTGCATTTCCTCCGTACATACTACGGTCTTGATAAGCCATGCCGACCATTCGTATGCGCGGAAGAATTTGCCGTCCTTATGCAGGAATATCTTATTCCAGCTTTCCGGGTCTTTTCTTAATTTCTCAAATTCTAATGCTGGAGTTAGTCTCATAATTTTTATTTTATTTAGTTCCGCCATTTTCTCCTTTGGCACGGCTCGCTCGTGGCGAGCCTGTATGTGCCAAAGGGTAAAATGTCGGGTGTAGGCGAATTACTGAACAGCCCTAACCGAGAAGCCGATGCACCGATAGCTGTAGTACTGAGGACTTACCGAAGAACTATTGAAGTACAAGCTGTACGCGTTGTCAGCGGAGCCCCAACTGGATGACCAGTAGTAGCCGCGCGTGCCGCGATAGAGGAGCGACGTACCGTAACCGCGGCCAGCCGCAGGGAAGAAAACATAAACGCTGTGGTCAGTCTTCTTCATAAATTTGCGGCCAGCAACTCCTGTGCCGTTGAAGTCAGCCACCCACTCATTGTCGGTGTTGTCATACAGCTCCTGGAAGTCGTCCTTCGTTGGCAGGTGCCAGGGAGAACCCAGCAGGGCCAGCGCAGCGTCATGCTGTGCGTCGTTGGTCGGGATGTTAGCACCGACACTTGCACCAGGCGTTGAAGCATACGGACCGCTGTTGCTCGTACCGAAGTCGTAGCTGTCATCGAAGGTCGAGCCGTTCGATGAGAAGTGAGGTACGATGTTGCCCCAAGAGAAGTATGCACCGAAATCGGTCTCTTCACCAACCTTGTAACCACCATTGCCGTCTGAAACGATATTTCCGACGGCCCATTTCTTGCCGCTGGGCAGTCCGAGGTCAACGAAGCCTGCCTGCTCGATGTACTCAAAGGTGAGTGACTTGGCAGTGGTGTCGGCCCAGTTCTTGGTCACGGCAGCAGGTGCAGTGTAACCCGCGAGGGCTGACGGCGTGCAGGTGTAGTTGATGCCGTAGGCCACCTTCAGCGTCGGCGAGGCGTTGGTCAGCGTGCCGAGCGTCGTTCCACCGTTGGTCACGGCAACAGAGCATGTCGAAAGGTCTCCGTCGCCTGCGTCCTTCGTGATGCTGATGGTCAGCACCTCGGTAGAGTACAGGGCCGTGATGGTGTGGTTCGTGGTGTCAACGGTGATGCTCTCGGCATACTCATTGGCACTCGGCGCACCGCTCTGGCAGGCCGCTATCGGATTGATACCCGCAGGCACCAGCACCTCTACGGAAGACTGAGCACCCGTGAAGTCGAGATAGCCGTTGGCAGAGATGCCCGTCGCACTGACACGGATCACCGTCGAGGCGATGTCAGTGTTGCTGGCCTGGTTGGTGCTCACGTTCAGTGTGTAGGCTGTGGTGGCATAGGTCAGCGTGATGCTGCCGCTGCTCTCCGTGGCCGTGGCGGTATAGCCATAGACGGTCTCAGCCGTAATGGTCGGCGTAAGGTTGGCGGGCACCTTCACGGAGTCGTTGATGGCGGTCAGCGTGGCGGGTGTGGTCTGTCCCGTGTAGGCGACGGTTACGCCTGCGCCTTGCGGGTTCGTACCCTGAACGTTTCCGTCCTTCGTGGTCACGATGCTCGTGAGCGTCAGGATGGTGGTCAGATAGGTGGCCGTCTCGGTCTGCACGCCTCCAAGGAACGTGCCGCTGATGGCAGCAGGTGTCTGATAGCCGTCGGCAACCAATGAGTTGAAGGTAATCTCATAGGTGTCGTTAGCCTCCAAACTGGCGGTGAATACTCCCGCGCTGCCTGTCATGGCGACAGCTGTGCCACCATTCACGGCAATCATCGGAGCAACGCTGGCGAGTGCTATAGCATCGCTGTCGCTCATCGAGACGGTCAGCTGAAGCACACCATAGATATAGGTGGCCTTCGGAGCAGTCATCGATGCGCCGGTAGCCGTTGCGCTGTAAGCAGCAGGCGTGGCGTAGCCGTTCACGTTGGCATAGGTGATGGTGAAGGCCGTACCTGTCGGGACGTTGGCCGTCTGGTTGTTAGCAGTCAGCACTTGGTCAGTACCGCCCTGATAGCTGACGGTAGCCTGAGCACCGGCAGGTGCAGCACCCTCCACTCCTCCGTTCTCACTGACCATGTTCACGGAGATCACGGTGGTCTCGTAGGCAGCGGTAATGATGCGCGATGCGGTCAGCACAGTCACGGTCTTGGCGTAGTTTGTCACATCGTCAGCCGTAGCCGTCGGCGTGAGACCTGCGGGAACCTTGACGGTACCATTGTTGCTCACCTCCTTGGCGGTGGTCAGACCCGTGTAGGTCACGCTCACCTTCTTGGCGGCAATCGTCGCATCTGGTGACTGGTTAGAAGTCACATAGACAGTGTAGATGTCCGTCTGATAGGTGGCAGTCTTCGTCTCTACGCCACCGCCGAACGTGCCGGTGATGGCAGCAGGAGTCTGATAGCCGTCTTCGACAAGAGAATTGAAGGTTATCTCGTAGGTGTCGCCCACTTCGAGGTTTGCAGTGAACGAGCCAGCAGAGCCGGTCATGGCAACTGGTGTGCCGCTGTTCACGCTGATCATCGGGGCAACGCTGGCGAGTGCCGTTGCGTCGCTGTCTGACATTGAGACATTCAACTGAAGCGCACCGTAGATATACTTCGCCTTAGTAGCGGTCATCGATGCACCCGTGGCCGTTGCGCTGTAGGTAGCGGGAGTAGCGTAGCCACTCACGGCAGCGTAGACAATAGTGAATGCCGTACCAGTTGGCACTTTAGCCTTCTGAGTGTTGTCTGTCAGTTCCTGGTCAGCACCACCAGAATAGCTAACCGTAGCCTTTGCACCTGTTGGTGCTGTACTCTCTACACCACTTGTCTCGCTGACCATCTCGACGCTGACAAGCGTGGTCTGATAGGCAGCGGTGATGATGCGAGAAGCAGCCAGCACGGTAACTTCCTTGGCATAGCCCGTCTCATCTGGAGCGGTAGCGGTAGGTGTCAGACCGGTGGGGACCTTGACGGTACCATTGTTGCCGACCTCCTTTGGAGTAGCCAGACCGGTATAGCTAACGCTCACCTTCTTAGCGGCAATAGTCGCATCAGGTGACTGATTGCTGGTGATGTACACCGTGAAGATGGTGGTGTCATACGAGGCACTGACGGTCTTCGTACCCGTCGGCATGATGAAGGTCTGGTCGGCTGGTGTGGCGTAGCCTTCAACGTCAGTGAAGTGTACCACCACATTGCTCAGCGGAGCGACGGGGATAGGTGCACCGGTGTAGGCAATCGGTGTGCCGCCATTGATGGCAACGGTAGCACCGGCAAGAGCCAATGCTGTGGAGTCGCTGTCGCTCATACTCAGGTTGACAACCACCACGCCCTGTACGTATTCGGCCTTGGTAGCGGTCATCGAGGTGCCGGCAGCTGTGCCACTGTAGCCCGTAGGTGTGCCGTAGTTGCTGACGGCAGCATAGGTGATGGTGAAGGGGGTGCCTGTAGGTACCTTGGCAACCTGACCGTTAGTGATGGTCTGGTCTGTGCCACCGGAATAGCTGATGGTACCTGCGGCACCTGTAGGAGCGGAGGTCTCTACACCTGCAACGTTCGATACCATATTCAGGGCTACGAGTGTGGTAGAATAGGCGACTGTAGCCATGTAGCTCACACCCTCTGCTGTGGCAGCAGCGGTGACGGTCTTCGCATAGTTGGCGATGTCGGGTGACACGATGGTCAGCGCACTGCCAGTAGGAACCTTCACAGCCACACCAGCGGCAACCTCTGTGCCGTTGATCTCAAAGGTGAGACCTGTCAGCACGGGGTCGATGATGGCCTGGGTGCTCTGGTTAGAGGTGGCGTTCACGCTCACAAGAGTGGTGTCATACTGCACGTCGATGCTGAGTGTAGAAGAATTGACGGTGATGGTCTTGCGATAGCCCGTCACGTCGGTAGAGGTGGCGGTGGGTGTCGTACCAGTCGGCACTTTGATAGTGTCACCGTCAGTCAGTTCCTTGCTCACACTCTGTCCGGCATAGACATAGCTCACGACGACCTTTACATTGCTGATGTCGGTCTTGTCAGGCTGGTTGCTGTCCACACCGACAGTATAGATGTCTGTTGAATACTGAACGGTAGGCTTGACGACTGTAGTACCTTCTGCCGTGAATGTAGCGATGCTCGGTGTGCGATAGCCTTCCACGTCTGGGAAGACAACAGCGACTGATGAGCCTGTGGCGACCTTGATAGTCTCACCGCTGTTAACTGTACGGCCTGCCACTGTAGCCTGAACAGCCGCAATCACTGGATCAGTGCCGAGGTTGGACTCCCATGAGATAGTGACGAGAGTGGTCTGATACACCAACGGAGGCGTGAGCTGTGCGGTGGAAGCGGTGCCGGTGTAGTCGGCTGGTGTCACATAGTTGGTGATGGCATCGCACGTCACGGTGATGCTCTGACCCATAGCGACCTTCAGCGACTCGCCGTAATTGACGGCAACGCCATTGATAGTACCAGTAGCACCTTCGATGGTGCTGTCACCTGCGCCCTGGTTAGATGTGGGCTGGAATGTTACCACGCACGTTTCGTAGTTGAAGTTCAGCGTGCGCTCACCGGCAACCGTTGACTCGAAGCTCTGTGTGTTGCTGGCCAGATAGTAGCCGGTCTTGCTGCCTACAGTCACAACAACCTGCTGGAGAGGACTGATGCGGCAGAACAGCGTCTCGCCTGCCCATACGGTATCAAGGATGGTCTCGTTGTCAGCTTCGACCTTGACTGAAACACCATTGAGCGATGTATCGCCTGTCTGGTTACTGTTCAGGTTGATCCACAGCTTCTGACGAATGTCGGTGCTACCACCTCCGATGCCCCATGTGGCGACACCGCTTTCGAGGTGCAGCAGTTCATAGACATCATAGCCTGTGGTGCTCTCAGCATTCGGCACAATGCGCTTGTCACCGACAATGTGGTTGGCGGTCTCACCGAGTGCATTGGTGTAGGTCAGCGTGCTTCTGTCAGGTGCGTTCTGTGCCTCGACGGTGACGTTACGCTCACCAACCTGTGTCTGCAAGCGGGTGTCCTTGGCATCCACTTCCTGCTTTGTGTAGTAGTTGGAGAGGTCCACACTTGTGGTGTTGACCTGCTTCCAATAATAGACAGGATCATGGGTAGTGTCGTAGATAGTCACCCACCAGTCGCTGGCGTTCTGGCCCTGCTGTGATGATGGTGTGAGATATACCTTACCCATCGTATCAGCAGAAGCGGTAGGCAGTGTCTGCACATCCACGAACTGCACACCGGCAGCTGCGAGGATGGCGTTAGCGATACCCTCAGAGGTGACGGGGTTCTGACTACCTTGCGTCGGTGTGCTGTCGAAGGTCAGCACGTTCTGCTTGGCAGCGAACATCTCCGTGAGTTCCTGACTGGTGGGAAGGTCTGCCATCTTCTGAACAAGCAGCGCGGTGATGCCACTATTGAGTGCTGCCCACTGTGTCTCAGTGAAACTATTGCTGGCCATCTCGTAGTCCTTCACCCATGCACTGCCATTGTAATGATAGCGGGCATAGATGGTATTGCCGTCGCTGTCGGTAGAGGTGACAAAGGCGAAGTCGTTGACAGACATACCGGTCAAAGCGTTTAGTTGCTCGACGGTCTGATAGACACCATCGAAGTTCGGGGCAGCCTCCTGAACCTTGCCATCGACATACTGCTTGTCGGTGAGCTTGTTCTGACTTGTAGCACCAGCTGGGAACAGGCTTTCGATAGCCTGGAAGATGTTATACAGCGCACCGCTGACAACGGGGTTGGTGCTGTACTGTGTGGGCTGAAGGTCGAAGGTCAGCTTGTCCTGCTTACTGGCAAGAGCTGAGAAGATGCCGCCACTCTGTACGGGGTTTTGTGAGTTCTCCGTAGGTGTGGTGTCGAAGGTCAGGCGGTCCTGCTTGGTGCCGATGAGCTGCTGGAGTACGTCATTCGTGGGGAGGTTGGTCAGCTTGGCAACCAGCAATGCTGTGATGCCTGACTGAATCGCTGCCCACTGTGCAGCGGTGAAGCTGGAGTTATTCAGGTTGTACTCGAACACCCAGCCTGTGCCTTCTACATACTTGTAACGGCTGTAGACGGTGTTACCCTCTGCATCCTTGCTGACGACATATCCGTAGTCGTTAGCATTGGCAGGGACCTGCTGCAACTCAGCAAGGCTGTTGAACGTACCCTTGAAGTCAGCCGTGGCGGTCTGGATGCTGCTATTGACGAAGTTCTTGTCGGCTAACTGGTTCTGTGCGCTGGCAGCTTCCGGAATCAGTGCTTCTATAGCGTCAATATCATCGGCATTGGCTTTTTCAGCAGCCTTGGCGCGGGTTTCCTCGTCGTCAATATTCTGCTGGAGCTGTGCGTCAGCCTGCTGGCGTGCCAGCTCCTCAGCGTCGATGTCATTGGTGTTCTGTTGCTCGGCAGTACGTGCACGCAGTTCTTCAGCGTCGATATTCTGCTGAAGCTGTACCTCTGCACCCTCGGCACGGGTTATCTCATTGGAGAGGTTTCCGGCGATCTCATTCTCCTTACCCTTAGCACGGGCTTCCTCAGCATCGACATCGGCAATGCGAGCCTGCGTCTCATTATTGATGTTCTGCTGCAACGTTTGCTCAACACCCTGGGCACGCTCGCGCTCAGTCTGGACGGCAGCACTGCCGCTTTGACCGATAGCGTCGATATTCTGCTGAAGCTGCTGCTCAGCCTCCTGAGCGCGTTCGCGCTCTTCGGTTACTGACTGCTCACGGTTTTCGGTTTCCGTGGCAATAGCCTCCTGGTTAGGAGTTACCTGGTCGAGAAGTGCCTGCACTTCCTTACCTGTTTGCGATAAGCGATAAGTTGTATCCATATTTTTATTCTGTTATTAGTGATTTCAAAACCAATATATATTCGGTGTCAGCTGTGATCAGTCGGTCGCCCTCAGTAGTTGCCAGGTATTGGTAGTCGCTGGCGACATCACTCTGGTCGATGCGTTCGTAAGTCACCTTGTGCTCGCACTGAGAAGGAGCGGGTACGCATGCAAACTTGGGGAGTGGTGTGGTACAAACGAAGCATAGCAGCTGCTCGTCAACCTCCGTTCTCAGACCGTCATGACAGTCTATATCAGGAATCAAATATGTGCAACGTGCTGTCACACGACCAACCATCTCGTCAGTATTGAAAATAAAGAAGAAACCATCTACACTGAAGATTGTGTCGCTTTTCTTGATGGTCAACTTTTGACCCATCATGCCCCACGACAACTCAATCTCGAAGTCGTCCGTCTCCATATTGAAGCCGTCATGGTCAATGCGAATCTGGTACTTGGCTTCATCGCCTTGCATTAAAATATTTTTGCAATCCATATTATTCTGCGTTTTCGGGTTCTACTTCGGGTTCAAATTTCGGTTCGTCTGCCAGTCGCATATACGGCTTTACCATCATATCGAAAGAGCGGTTATAGTACAAGTTCTGCTGGCTCACTGGAGAACGCTGTGTATAACTCATCTCCACCAACATCAGCGAGGCATGGATGAGTGCAGCAGGTATGGGCTTATCCTTAGTACCAAACTTTGCCACTACCTCGTCATAGGTACGTGCTATGACATTCAGTACCGTCTCTTCTGCACTCTCGCCATAGAGTTCGAGCAATCCATCTTCGCAGTCGAAATCGATTCGAGAATGTTGCTTGATGTAGTCAATCTTCAACCATTTCATATCTATTTTATTTTTGTCCTTTATGCAACCGACAAAAATGCTGTAAAGGTTTACTTAGCAGCCTTTAAGCACAAAAAAGCGAGGCCCTATGGTTGGGTCTCGCCTTGCTGTGCTAATTGTGCATTCCACGCTTTCATGTCTTCCATGAGTTCTGTACGTTCATCTTCGGTCAGTGGTGGTTCGTCGTTGTAGTCGTCGTCATCCTCAAATAGTGACGGGAACATATCTGCAACTGTTTTGCCATTTGCATTTCTCATTGCGTAAGTGGCTGCGTACACGCATTCAGCCATCAGTTGGTGCTTCAGTTTGTCACGTTTACGGTAGCCTCGAATGATGCGCCGTGCCTCCCAGAACAGTATGTCATACAGGAACTCACGACGGCTGATTCCTATCTCGCCAACGAACAGTTCATAAAGGTCGTTGGCGGTTAGGCGTTTTTTTTCTTTCTCGTGACGCGCTTGCCATTCTGCTTTTCTTCTGGCTCTCCGATAGGTATTTTATAAAATTCGATATAAAGCCCTGCAATCGTTCCAACAGCCAGTCCAAGTTCGTCTGGTGTGGCATGGAAGATGAGTTCTTTGTCCTCAATGGGGTTTTCCTGGTTCTGACTTTCATAGTACGCAGTCATGGCCGACATAATCAGATAGATAGACTTGCGACGGTCTGGTTCTTTTTTGTCATTCAGTCCAATGATGACTTCTTTGATAAAGTCGGTGCATTCCTCGTCAGCCAGAAGTTTGTAACTGATTTCAGTACCAAAGCAATAGGCCAGCGTAACTTGTTTGCCTAATAGTGTAATTTCTTTCTGGATCATAGTTCCTTTTCTTTTAGTTCAATTAATTTTTCCTTATATTCAGGGAACACCTTGGCAATGGCGTTGTGATAGTCGTTGTAGCGATTGCGATTGATGTTCCATAGTGCGCATTCCTGGTTGGCATCCAGTATGGTCGGGTAGTTGTGTGCGCTCAGACAACGGTAGTGTTTACCGGTCATCACCGCCCATGCCCACTGCCAAGTCTCGTCGCTCGTAGGCGATAGCTTCATCAGCAGTTCGCGGTCGAAGAATCGCGGGTCGGTAAATGTTCCTGCTGGATAGAGCGTACCATTTGAGCCATTAGCAGGCTTGCATAGATACGTCCTTTTGCCTGGCGAGATATAAACATGTCGTTGAATGCTGTCTTCAGCGATGCGTCCGTTTACCACATCCACACGGCTAATAGACACACCATAGATGATGTCCGATGGGTGTCGGTGGTGGTCGTCAATGAATGTCTGAAGCCAACCGTCAGGATGCGCCACGTCGTCGTCAACCACTAAGATGTCGTCGTTAGGATAGTGCTCGATGGTAGGAATCAGTTTCTTGTGGCTTAGAATATTTCCATTATCCCAGATGACTTCAACGTTCATCTCATCCATCGCTTGCAACAGTCGGATGGCGTCATCCTTACCACTACCCCACTCTTCGCGGCTCAGTACCAACACATAATGCACCGGCTCCGAATGTGCCTGTGCCGTAATGTTGCGCCACGCCTCGATGCACGAACGCATACGAGGTGGCCAAGTGGTCATGCTTACAATTATCATGGATGCTTACTTTTTAAAAAACACCGCCCGCGCTGCTTGGTGAAAAGTAAGCAATCCAAGACAGGCGGACGACATTCAATAGTGTATTAGTCTGTGCCAACGGTCACGGGTCCGTACATTGTCAATGTACCAGAATAGGTGGCCTTTTGTCGGTTGGTTCCGTTCGCCTGCAAGTTAGAGACTTTGCCTTGGCCTGAGCAGACAGTCTTTCCGACTACACGGTTTTCATTTCCACTGACAAATACGAGCCTCCAGTTTACGATGTCGTCTTTGATGGCATTGATGACGTCGTTCAGCGTCATACCGCCGGTGTCAGTTCCTGATGCAATCAAAGCGGTGAACTGAATGTCACCACTACGGCCCGTTACTTCATATTCGTTCCAAGTACCGTTTGTGTCGGTCGTGTCCTTGGTCGTGCTATCCTCTGTCTGAGCTGACAAATGGAATGTCAAGTCAGTCGATAGTGCCACTACCTTATAGGTTCCGATAGTAGAACCGACAGGTATCGCAATCTGCAATCGTAGATGTTGTCCTTTATCCATAGTCGTTCAGAGTTAAGCCAGAGCACCGCTGCCTTGGTATTGACAGCTAATCTGGATGGTTTGACGGTTGTTGGCCTGAATGCTCAGGTCGTTCAAAATAGCCTGACCACTGCGTGAGAACTCAGCAGAATCTGGTGTTTGGTTGATTGCGCCAGATGTTTTATCCCAGCCTACAGTTGTCTTTGCATCAGAGTTAAATCTTGTGATCAGTGCGCGAAGGTTAGCTAATGTGGCGTCCACACCATCCACCTGCACACTCCACTGCTTCGAGGTCATCTGGTCCATGTTGTAACCACTTGGGCTGTCCTTTGTGGTAGCATCTTCCAAGTTACCTTGGATCGTGCATTGACAGCTGGTGGCTTCAAGAACTGGAGCCGTCCCGATTATTACACGGAAGTTCTGACCCATTAATTTTTGTAGTGCCATATATTCAAAGATTATGGATTATTAAACGTGATGTTAGCGAAGAATACGCCTTCATTGTGTAATATGAATCCACCGGCAGTCTGTACTAATCCAGCGTCCTGAGCCTGCTTGCGCAGTTCGTTCAGTTTGGCCGTGATTTCTACGCGACTATCGGCTTCAACCTTGATAGGTTCACCCGCCTTGATTTGCCTCTCAGCAGGTGTGTCGTTCTTATTCTTGCTCATCGTCTTCAATATTACATACGTCGCACTGATAGCGTAGCGTCTGCCAATAGCAGGGCTTCAAAGAGTCAAACTGGATAGGTTCTGCCGAGAATGCGTAGTCGTTGACGGCTGTATCGTTCTCACGGAAATATGCCAGGATGGTATCACGTACCATCTGCGTCAGGTCATGCAATCCTCCGATTGTCTTAGCCGTAACTTCAATGCCTATCTTCACCTTGTCATATTCACTTTCGTAGAGGTCGTCTTTCGTGGAATCGTCATTGTTAAGACCGTCGAAAGTTACGATGATATAAGGTACAGGAACGTTGTCCGCATCCTCGTCAGGCAATGGGATGGCGGTGCCATAGAGGCGACCGTCAATGGCTCCCATGACGTCCTCTGATTCGCTCAACGCGGCAATGAAAATACTATCGGTGGCAAGACTCATGCTATCGTTGCAACTTAATATGAACTTAATACAAACTTAATATTCTCTCCCTCTGGGGAGTGGCGGGTGGGTCAACCTTTGTTTTTACATTGGAGTCACCCGCCACCAAGGAACTAATCCCAGAAGTTGAGCGAAGAGAGTTTAGTCGCCAATCACGTTAGAAGAAGCGGGCTCCACGAGCTTGATGAGCTTGAAGGCCTGGGGCTTGCCGGAGGTGTTGCCGTTGACCTTAGAGCTGAGCTCCACGAGAGAGTAGTCGAGACCCATGCCGAGGGCGATGACGTTGCGGTCAAAGTTGGCGGAGCTTGTTCCGTCAATATTGAACTCGATGCCATCAGCGTACACCTGCTCGTTCAGGTAGCCGAAGTGACCGATACCGATGTAGCGGTAGGTGGGGTCTTTCGTGCCGATACCAGAAGAGTTGAGAGCGTAGTCGATGAAGGGGCTGACGTGGTAGCGATAGCCTACGCACTGGCCGTCCTGTACGACGGTGCGGTTGCTGTCGGTGGTACCAGGGATGAGCTTGGTGAACTTCAGGTCAACCTCAGTGGTCTTGTCCATGATGATCTCGGGATCACCCTCGAAGCCGAGGTCGTACATCTTGGCAATCTCCTTGGCCAGGTTCTTACCGATGTTCTCGTCGAGAGCGAGCTCTACAACGTCCACCTGTGCGAACGGCGACTGCAACTTGGTGTACTCGCCATGAGCGTAGATGTGGAGTGCGCGGAACTGTGCCCAGCCCTTCTGGAACTTGTAGGTCAGGAAGGCCACGATGTCGAAAGCGGCCTGACCGACAGCGCGACGGCTGACGGGTACGCTTGCGGCAACACGCTTCGGAGAGGTGGTGATGTTGGCGAAGTCGAGAGCCTGCTCTTCAACCTTCGTTACCTCACCCTCAACGGTGAACTTCACGTCGTTGATAGAGTAAGGAATGACCTGAGTGCCGGTCACACCAGTCACCATCACGAGGTCTTCGGGCAGCTCAGTGCCGGGAACCTTGGTGTCGATGATGGGGCGAATCTCCACGGGAATCAGACCACCTGCCTCCAGGTTAGCGGTAGTGTTCTGGTCGCCGCCAGTGGTGATAGCGTTGGCGAGGATGGTGGTGGCGTTGGCTGCACGACGGTTGGTGAAACAGTCGTTGATCATCTCACGAATCTTCGCGCCGTAGTTCTCGCGCTCCTGAATCTGCTCCAGCTCCTTGCCGCTGGCCATAGCCTTGGCACGAACCGACAGACCAGACGACTCATGCAACAGCTTGTCGTACTCTGCATCCTGACTGCGCTGCTCGGCCTGCAAAGCGGCCAGTTCGCGCTTCTGCTCCTCGGTGATAGTACCCTTCTGCTCCTCAGAAGTCAGGGCACGCATTTTGGCCTCACGTGCGTTGGTCTTCTCGTCCATTTCGTCCAGCTTGGTCATGATTTCGGCCTGACGCTTCTGGATCTCTGATTTTGTCATCTTTCCCATTTTGAAAAACGTTTTTAAGGGGTTAATAACTAAGTGATTCGATTTCTTGTTCTGTTCTCTTGCGACGGGCACGGAGCTGCATCATGCGACGCTCGCGCTCCTGCTGCTCGAAGTCTATCTCACGCTGGCGGGCTTCGCGTTCAGCCTTTTCGCGGGCTTCCTGCTCCTCCTTGGCTTTGCGCTCCTCTTCGGCCTTGGCTTCTTCCTCAGCTTTTTTCTTGGCTTCGTCGTCGCCACACTCGCGCTTGATTTGTTCGTCGATGGCCTTGTCGATAGCCTCCGACTGCTCGCGCATACCTACTGAGGTCTGCTTGTAGGCGGGGTGGGTCACGATGGCGACATCATACAAGCCGGTGATGCGCTTTACATGGCGTAACCATACCTCTTTGCCGTCGATAGTCTCGTTGGTACGCTCATACGATACACCATTCTCGGTGTCCTCGTAGTCATCCTCGAAGGCAAACGACTGACCGCTGATGTCGCCACGCTTGATCAGCTCCAGAGTATCGTTGGCCGCATTGGTCTTGGGCAGTTCGCAACGGTTGTACACACCATCGGCACGGAGTTCCAGCTTCAGAGTGTCCTTGTCGGTGTTGCGATAGCGACCCATCACATTGAGCACGTTGCTGTTGTGATTCAGGTTGTACACCACGTCGCTGCGGTTAAGCAGTTCCTGAGTGAGACAGCCTGGCTCCAGCACCTCATAAACGACGCGGGTAGAGCTCCACGGCGTAAGGTTGACGCTGCGCTGTCCGAAGACGATTGCGCGACCTTCAACCACGCGGCTCTGCTGGCCGTTCTCATCTTCGCGGACTTGCAGACCGCAAAGGTCGTTGGGTACAAATCTTACCTGTTTCATTTCTATTCTCGATTAAAAAATTATCGTTTCATTATACGGGCACTTTCGTGTCTGGGGTTTACCGCGTGATTTCGCGCTTTTCGCTCGAAGTATTCCTTCACCTCGTCGCGGCTCAACGGCTCCGGCGCAACCGCCGTTCTGATTCTATATGGTTCGTTCATTGTCTCAAAAAACCTATACCTTTTATGCCATAAAACCTATACCTTCTTCCAGAAAAACCTATACATTCTTTGCCAAAGAATCTATACCTTCTTTTCCTCGCCCTCCTTTGGCGGTGTCGGCTGTTGCGGTTCCTGAGTGGTCGGTCTGCCGCCACCTGCCACGTCGCGCAGTTTGGCACTGCCCAGCTCTGCCAGGTTGGTGAGCACATAGACGATGTTGCCCTTGTCAACGCTTGGCATATCCTCTTCGGCTCGCATCTCGTTCACTGTCATGATACCCGTGCGCAACATGCTCTCGTAATATTTCGCCTTGGCCGTCGGGTCCATCGTCATCAGCGGCTTTTCGCAGACGTGAATGTCCCTCACGCCGTAGCCGTTGAATCCTATGAGCTTGCGGAACAGCTCCTTCTCCATATCCTTTGCGTCGGGGATGATGGTGCGCGTCAGGTACTCCATCGTCGCGTCGCCATAGCTGGTGTAGTGTGAGTTGGTGTCAAGCATCAGCAGCGGTCGCGGAGTCGCCCAGAAGCGTGCCACGTCGTCGAGTGTCAGTCCGCTTTGCTCCACGGCCTGCATCTCGGCCTGCGTCATGCTGATCTGGTTGACGTGCGTGAGGTTCTGAATGGCTATCACGTCCTGCTCGTAGATTTCCTTGTTCACCTGCTTGGCCATCTCCTTCACCTGGTCGGGGTCGAAGCGTCCGTTGGCAATCGGGGCCACACCGCCGCTCTCGCCGCCCTCGCTCAGGATGAGCTTCACGCGGCCACCCTTTCCGGCAGTCTCGAGTGCCTGAGCACGCAGCGTCTTGTTCAGCGTCAGCGTCTCCAGCGCAAAGTCAAGCGTCGATTTGCCCCATACGCCGTTCTGATAGCGGAAGGTGTTCGGGAAGTGCAGCACGTCCGATGCCGGTACGTTCGGCCTCGTCTCGTAGCCGTGGTCGGTCAGATACGTCAGGCTCACGTAGTTGCCCTCCGCGAGGTTGTACGCACCGCTTTTCACCAGCCACAGATACTTGGGGAAATCGAACTCGTCTCGCTCGATATACACGAAACCGTTGCCAGTCATCAGGCGGTTGATGGTGATCAACTCCCACATGCTCGCCGCCGTCATAATCGGGTTAGGCTCCTGCTGTAGCAGATAGTTCATGCGCTTGCCCAGTCCACGCATATCCAGCGTGAAGTTGCCCTTGTCGAAGTCTTTCTTGCGGTACTGCACCGGCATCACTCCGATGGTCTTGGCTCGCAGTTCGACGGCACGGTACACTGCCGACACCGTGAGAGCCGTAATCGGGTCGCGGGCATAGACGATGCGCTCCTGGTACGAGCCCCCCGTCACGGTCTGGTTGCTCGGATGGTTCGGGTCGGTGGTCACGGGCACGCCATTGATGGGTGCCGGTGTCGCCTCGCGCACCATCAGCGCATTCTCCGGCGTTGCCATTCTGAATAGATTACTAAACCAATTCATATCTTTTGCTTTTTACTATTCTTGCGTTTTTGCGTCACGGGTTTACCGCAGCCAAGAATCGCCTCCTTTTCCTCAGTCCGCTCGTTGATGGCAAAGAAGTAGTCAATGGCCTTTTTGCGATAGTCGGCTGTGTATTGGTCGCCGTTCGGGAATCCGCGTCGCATCTTTTCCAGAAACTCCTCGGCGGTCTTGGTATGATAGTGATTCACCCATGCCACTTCGTAGAGCGGTGGCATGGTAGGATATTGCTCGACGCGCTCGCCCTTCGCATTGACCACGCGCAAACAGTTAGGATTGACAGGACAATGCGGTTGGGTCTTGAATGTCAGTCCTGAGATATTGCCACGCACAAAGCACTTCACGAACTCCCTGCCGTCAAGAAAGCGGTTGCCGATGAACGGCTCCGTGAAGCGATCCATCACGGGACGGTCTTCATAATGCACCAGCCCTGAGTCGGTCATCATGCGCCACGACAGCACCACCACGTCGGCATCTTTCTTGTCTGCCAAAAGTGCCTTGATGTCGTCGCAGCCGTCAATCATTTCGTCAATGTCAAGGAATCCCATCCATGCGAAGTCGCCGCCGTATTTCTGATATACCTCGTTGTATGCCTTATCCTGCACGTTGAACGAGCCGCCTTGGTTGCGGTAGTCGAGCACTTTCACCAGTCCTTTCTCGATGTAGTCACCCAGCACCGCCGTAGGCTGTTCCTCGTCGCCGTGCGAATTGTCGCAGATGATGATTCGGTTCACGCCAAGGCTCAGATGATGCGCCACCCACTCACGCAGATATTTGTTCTCACAGCGAACGATGGCACACAGGGCTACGTCCTTCGGCTCTATCTTCTTCTGCACGTCTATTCGGTCGCTGTTGCTCACGGCCCAAAGATTGCGGTGGCTGTTGATCCACTCCATCTGATATTTCAGGTTGTCCTGCTTCCACGAGCCACCGCCGTAGTGCTCCACGAACAGCCGAATATCCACATGCAAGCCTTTCAGTCGCGGGCGTTTCTTCAGTACCTCATCGAGCAGACAGGCACCAGTATCCATCCAGTTGCCTCGGTCGTTGCGGTCGGCCTTCAATCCCCAGCATCGGTCGGGGTCAAAGTATCTTGCGCCCTCCCGTGTCAGCATCGGCACGTTCATCCAGCACAACATCGGCATGATGCGTGGCACGTCGAACGGGTTGCCCTTCTGGTGCTTTTGCACGAAGCCGACAAAGCTGTATTCCTCGCGGAAAAACTCATCGATGGGTTTCTTCAGCAGAATGTCGCTCTCCATCAGCACGAACCCCTCCGGCAGCAATTCCCAAAGTTTCTGCACCGTTACGATGTGTTTGGCACTGCCCCACACACTCGACTGATAGATGCCGACGCTGGGATTGCGGTCTGGGTACTCAGCCAGGAACTTGTCAAAGTCGATGACCTGTCCCCGCGTGTTGTCTATCACCTCCACACCATCCAACTTCGCCGTGAATGGCCGTGCCTGAATCACCTTGCCGTCCGGCAACGTCAACGTCGCAGAGTTATCAAAGACGATAACCCTGTAATCTTTACCCCCATGCTTCCGCAGGCTCCTGATGCCCGCCTCCGTCAGTTCGGGAGTGTTAAAGTGAATAATTGCTACTGTCTTTCTCATATCTTCTGGGTTTAGTTCTATTTGTCATTTACCACCAGCTGCATGTGGAACTGCAACGTGTCGTCAAAATGGCTGGGATGGAACATTTCGGGAATGATCTGCCACACCTTGCCGTCGTACTTGATGCGTGAGCGTTCGTTGATGAAAGATGTGGCACCGTATCTCATGCGCACTATCTTCACCGCATAGGCATCCATCGCACCGGCATTCATCGCCGCCTTGCCCTTTGCATAGTCCACGTTGGCATGAAGGCATGGGCCTTCCTCCCACTCGATGCCTGCCGAGTCGATACCATACTTTCCCGGCTTCGCCTCCTTACGGTTCATGGGGATAATGATCTCGTGTAGAAATCCTGCTGAATAGCTCATATAATTCTTGCTTTTATCTTTTGCAGATAAATGCGTTATAGGTTTACCAGCGGTCGCTGATAGAGCTTGCTCACGCTCGGCAATTCATGCGAGCATGATTACACTTGATTGATCACAGTCTCTATCAAATAGAAAAGGCCCGCATCACTGCGAGTCTTCCCCAAAAGATACCATGAAAAAACTAAATTGCTTAAAGTAACTCCTATGTAACCGGCGACAACGCTCCGTTGCCTAAGAAGACAAACGAGCCATTGGCCAAATTGCCCAGATTTCCCGTAGCCTTCCATGACTTGACGATGGCCGTGCCTTGCATCATTGTGGTACCGTCGCTCACGACGATGGTGACGGTGGTATTGACCATTTGTGCCTCGGTTGGGAATGTTCCAACCGACATCAGATAGCCCACCGATATGGACCACCCGTTACGTCCTGCGATGTAGTGTCGCCACTGCCCGTCGTTTGGGCTGCTCACTTCCAACTGGTCGCCCTCAATGCTCACCTCGCACGAACGTGCTCCGGCGACTACCGCTGCATTACCACCAGTAGTGGGCGTCAATATCTTCAGATTTTTACCTAAAAATGCCATAATATTACTCTAATGTTGATGATCTTGCTAATGTAATTGTGTACTCGTCGTCACGTAGATTGAAGCTCTTGGCTATCATGCGCCACCGCCAACCGCTAATCCAGTATGTCCACTTGGCTGCATACTCATTGAAGTCGATAGCTGCTGCCTTCCTGACCTTCTGCTGTAGCACGTTAAGACTACTAAACATGTATGGGAATGTTGGCGGGTTGGCGACGGGTCCGTTTGCTTTTGTTCCGAATGAATTGTCGCCACGACATACGAAATAATTATTGAAGTTGACCGTCACCTCTGCTGAGTTAATGCCAGTCTGGTTTCCACCTACCTTTATCTCGCTTTGATGTCTGTAGTCGGGATAGTATGCCTCGTCAATTCCTCCAGGGTTACTGAGCGACATTTCCGTGACCTTGATGCAGTCGCCGTCGTTTGGTGGCAGTGTTGTATTTGGATATAGTGAAATTTCAATGGCACCTATCATATAAATGCCTATATTGAACATAATACCGTCGACGTCGCCTATGTCGGTAGCCGGACCAATTACGGGAGAGTCCAGCGTCTTGTTCGGAACTACCTTTCCCGTGCTTCCGCTGATGGTTATGGCGTTATAAACGATGGTAGGCGATAGCGTGTCGTTTGAGATATTATAGTACTTATCCGCAAACTTAATTACCAGATTCATCATGAAGTCGTCGTACCCCGTATCTACCAGCTCTTGCATCGACGGACCTTTTGCCATCTTCAGTTTCAGCAGACAGTTGAAGTTCTTGTCATTTGGCAACATGCCGAAGAACTTAGCCGTCATTATGGGCTGGCTACCAGACCACGACGTATTATACTTGATAGCCCAGAATTCATCCATACCAACCGATACGGCACCATTCTCCACCTTGCCATAGGCTATCGGGAATAGTCCGTTGTTAGCCAGATTACCGCCAGAGGTGAAGATTGCAACGTCCATATTTGTACCTGCAACGTTAGGACCTGCTTGCTGTAACGAGAACGACCTGAAGTTGGCACCGCCACCCATCAGTCTGTCGTTGGCTGTCGAGAACTGAGTACTCAATTCCTTCTTCGATACATCTGCACCAACTATTGAGAGCGTCAAGTCCTTCAACGGCATAACCATTGATTGCAATGCGTTGTCGTCGGCATTACTGTAATAATTGCTAAACGATGATGCCAACTGTTGAACCCATGCTGCACCACCTGAGAGCGTAGACAGTTGCGCAACAGTCAACTTCTGATAAGAACCGCTGTAGTCGTATTGTGCAAAGACAATCCCATCAGGTGTGTCGTGTGCAATCCAACCAAAACATGCACAGATGCCTTCAACAAAAAACCTGTAATCTTTCGGACTGTATATCTTGCTCGCGTCGTCATAATGGTTGAAGTCGCTATTGAGCGGACACACCACAACGGAACTCATAAAATAACCCCACGGCAGATATTCCGTTCCGCTTGGGAATATCACGTTCTGATAGTCCGATACCGTTGCATCCGTAGCCGATGGGTTCAATCCTATCATCACCTCGTTCATCAGCGAGCCAAGCGTTACCAATCCATGCGATGATGGTACTGCGAAGTTGAACGCATCCAACAGTCCAAGAGGTGACACCAACGGGAACTCCAATTCGCGCGGAGCAGCCACCCAACTATTATCGAACTGCTGACATTGCATGAATCCCGTAAAGACGCGCTCCGTGCCATAGTATGCTTCCACAAAGTGTTGACGGATGCTGGTAGGCATCAGCGAGTCCAGTTCTCCGTATGTCGTCTCTACCACACGCAGGTATGCCGTCTTATAGCGAATAAACTGAAGCAGGTCGCTGTCGTCGTCCTCTTCTATCTCGAATGGTACGGCTGCACCCGTCAACTCCGTGATGGTGTTGCCCGTGTAGCCCTCTTCGTAGATGTTGACTGTGCAACTTGTATTGTTCAGGCTCTTAAACTGTAAACGCCATTTTATCTTTCGTGCCATAGCCTACCCTCTTAAATTCTGACTCGTTACATACTTACCCTTCAAACGACCTTGCGATTCGTTATTTAGTACGATTCTGATGGCGCGACCATCGAGATACGTTTCAAGATGCAAATTCTGCATGCCACCACCAGACAGCTGACTGGCAAGGTTGCCCTGCTGGGCTTTGTTAAGCACCAGCTCGCCAGCATTGGCCATGATTGGTGTGTTGTCGCCACTGTAGCTATTGCCGCCAACAAAGTAGCCGTTTGCAGCATGTGGAACGATACCGCCATTTGCCAATGCCCAACCGATGACTGGAATTGACTTGACTGCACTTGTCGTAGCCGTTACCTGCTCAGCCACAAGAATCAGCGACAAGATAGAAGTGATGCCAGTCATGATGGAACTAATACCAGTCAATACACCCAATACGCTTTGAATCTCATTTGGAATGTCTATGCCAAGCTGTTGAATACCGCTTGCAATACTGCTCACGCCACCAGTCACCTTCGAGTAATCGCCATTGAACTTTTCGAGTTGCTTTAATATGGCATTATCTTGTTTAACTGTAGTTTCTTTTTCTTCCGGCCTTTGACGTTGTTTCAAGTTGCCCTTTTCGTCCAGATCATAAGCCTCTCTGCCAAAGTCTTGCAGTGCTTCGTTCAGCCGGTCCATCAGACCATTCCAGAAGTCAGTCGGGATGTCCTCGCCGTTGAAGATACGCTCCAACAATCCGTTGGCGTCTATCTCGCTGGTGTCGAGACCTTCCTTCATGGCCATCGTCATGATGTTCTTTAGCGATGCTTGGTCAACTGCCATGTTTTCGCGTCCCATGTCAGCACGTATCGACTGCATCAAAGCGTCACCACGGCTTACCGTACCAGTATTATATTTCTGCGCTGAAAGGTCTGGGAACAACTTGTCGAGGTCTGGGCCTTTTATCATTTCGTCCAACTTGGCCTTTGCCTCATTCAGTTGCTCCAGATAGCCACCCTTCATTTCAGTACCAGCGGTCTTCCACTTCTGCGTCAACTCCTGCACCAGCTTCTCCTGTGCCATGATGCTGTCGGCAGCATACTCGATGACGTTCGTGTTGACGTTATTCCTATTACCTCCACCTCCACCGCTACTGGTCTTTCTGTTAAGCAGTCGTGCAAGTGACTTGTCAAGTTGCGTTATCTCCGTATTCGTAGCTTCAGCCTGCTCACCTAACTGCTGGAGCTTATCGAGTTTATCAAGCGGAATTGTACGTGCCAGGACTGACAATCTCTCGTCACTTGTAGCTGCGTAATTACGTGTGCCAAATTGCGCCTGCTGACCAGACCAAACGTAAGGAGAAGCCATAGGCGTAAATGTGAACTTCGTGCCTGAGCCTTGCAAATTGGAATGCTTTTGATTATGCCAGTCCACATAATTACCAGCAAGCAACTTCTTCAGGTCATCAGAATTAGTTCCGTAGTCCTTAGCTATCTGCTTGATGGTTTCGTCGTACACGGCTTGCTCGCGCTGCTGACGTTCACGCAATTCTTTTTTCAGGGCCTCGTTGGCATTCCTTACATCTTCCTTAGATGCTTTGCCTTCACGGAAATCTGTCACAGCTGAATTAAGACCTGTGCGAGCTTTCTGCACATTGACGCGATTGAATGCGTTGAACTCTTGCAAGTCGCTTAAAGCGTCGTAAGCACTACGGGCTGCACCGACAATCTCCTGAATACGTGATAGGAATCCACTAATATCGCCATTGTTAAGCGAGATCAAGAAGCTCTCATAGACATTTTGCAATCCTTGTATATCGCGTCCGAAGTCATCGGCGGTCTCGCGACTGCTCATCATTACATCGCTGAAAACAGTTAATGCCACCTTACCAGCTGTGACAGCAGCACCCCAACCAGCGAATTGCTTCACGTTGATGCCGAGTGCGGACGTTAATGACTGTACACCAACGCCAGCACTCTTTGACGCTTTCTCGTTATCTTTCAGGGCTGCTGATGCGTCGTCAAGTTCTTTTCTCGCTTCTTGTGCACGCTTCTTCAGCGTTTCCAATGATGCTGCCAGAGCCTTGCCTCCTTCATCAGCTTTCTCGACTTCGTTCAACTGGTTATATACGACAGTCAACTCCTTGAACGTTTCCTCTAATTCACGTAAGGAGCCAGCAGCCGTGCGCGACTTGGTTTCCATCTCACCAAGACCTCTGATATAGTCAAGCTCAGCTTTATCCAGACCTGATAAGTCGCCACCCGCTTTATGGGCGACGTCTGCCAAATGCCGAATACCTTCTGCCGCTTTCTTCAGTTTGGCATCATACTCTTGCGACTCTACACGCAGTTTAAGAACACTATCTTTTGCCATATATATTGTTTTTATTGTTCACCATTTGCGATGGCTGCTGCCTCGATTTCTATCAGGTCGGCAATCATCTGGGCTGCATCGCCCAGTGCGCTTTCAGCCGATGGCATGAACCAGTTGCGGGCTGCTATGCTGCCACGGTTGCCAGTACGTGCTTTGTCGCCACGATTGATGCGATATACACGATTCTCATACTTCGTGCGGTTAGCTTTGACCGTATTACGGAATCCAATAACGCGGGTCTTCGTACCGCTATTGACGAAACGTAAAATAAAACCTCGCATTTTTGGTTCGTAATGGGCAATTTTATAAGACCTGCTGTCTTTATCGACCTTGATCCTGTTGCCACCTCTCTGACCTGGGCGCAGTTTCCTTGGTGGCTCGTAGCCTTGCATGCCACCATTGGCCGTCTTGCCGGTCAGGATATTGATATTACCACCCAGCACCTTTTCGTAGACGCTGGTACGGATAGCCTTAGCCGACTGTCTGGGGTCGCCATTGTCAGCTGGGAAGTCTGCCATGATTTCACGGCGTGCCTTGAACAGTGCCTCACGGATGTGCTGCTGTATCACCTTCCTCATCTTAGGGTCGGTGCTCATAGCAGCTCTGAGGTTCTGTTCCTGGTTGCTGATTAGTGTATCGTCGATAATTAGTGCCATATACCTTTGCGCATTTTCTTATTTTAGGTTTACTATACAAAAAAGGGGCACCGCCGTGCCCCATAATAACATAAACCTAAAATAACTAAACAAATTACTAAAACATCTATAAACTATAATAAATAAACATTATTTTTTCAACAACTCGTTAATCACCTGCTTGCGGTTGTAGCCATCAATACGATAGCTGACATGCACCCAGTATGACCCGGCAGCGTTGTGTTCCCAGATAAGCTGATCGAACTCGCAATGGTCGCGAATCCATTCGAACCACTTGCGGCCCTTCTTCAGGTCGCCATCAATGCAGAGGTCAGCCGCTTCGCCTTTGGTATGCTGGCTATTGCCAACACCACCAACGGCCTTGTTCAGCTTCGTGCAACGATAGCCTGAGCCTATCTTGATGGGCTCACCCATCGCGTCGCGTAGTGGTTGTAGTACGTTATGGACCAAAGCACACAGCGCACAAACCTCGTCGACGCCTGGGGCATTAATGATGCCCCGCTGCTTGGCGGTCTTACTGGCCAGCAGCTCGTCGAGCGTAAAGTTTTTACTGATTCTCGTTGCCATTCTCCTGGTGTTTAGTGATTTCAATACTTGTTTCTCCTTTCTGGAACTTCACTTTCAGACCCAATTCAACAGCCCTGAAAGCATACAGCAGGGTAGGGAACAGCAACAACTCTCCGACGGCTGTCAGGCATGATCCATCAATCACGCCCATAGGTGGGACAAAGAAGCCGCCGACAATCAAGCCCACCGACACGAAAAAGCACACGATAAATGTCATGCGTGAAAGCCAGAACGAGCGTGTGCCGTCTGTCTTTGCATCCTTAATCTTAACCATAGCTTTACTCAGTTAAGTATTTAAAGTAATTTACCGCAGTAGGCCATGCCATGAACGCCAGCACAGCCACGCCAATAGCAGTCACATACTCGTGAATATAACAGGAATATCCCACACCGTTTATTGTGCCCAACACATAGAGGGCTAACATAATGAAATAATAGATTTTCTTCATTTTTCTTCCGTTTTAAAAACCTTTCTACTAACCGAAGAAAAATGCGCATCAGGTTTACCGATAATTTTTCAATAAAAAGCCGGAAGGGGCAAAATTAAAGAAAATCCCCTTCCGACATGGAGTAAAAAATAATTATACGTTTTAGTCCACATGCTACCCTCACGGGTTAGACGTCACGCCTCACGGCGATTTATTTTGTTTTCCAAATCCAAAGGGCGATGGCCATAATGATGAATATGATCAATAAGCGTCCCTTGTGTAGCCATAGATATTGCCAAAAGGTCATTGTTTTTTGCTGCTCATGTTCTTTCATTATAAACACGGTGTCAGTCTTCGACCTGTATATGGTGTCTGTCTTCACGCGGTCGCGCCACCTGTCCCGCCAGTGCCACCTATCAATAGTAACCGTGTCGCCTTTTTCATGCAGCACGATGGAGTCATGCTGTTCTATGTATATGCTGTCGCGTTGGTGCTTCGTCACATATAGTGTGTCCGTCGAATGTCGTTCGACGACAACATACTCCGTGGTGGTACAGCTACTCAGAAGCGCACACAATGTCAGTCCCATCAGCAACATCAAAAAGAACGCAAGTCCCTGAAAGCACCCGACCTTCATCCGATCGTCGTCGCTCAGTCCTTTATATGGGTCGTACCCGTTATGCTGCCAAAATTCGTTTGGATTAGTGTAGTTCATAATCTTTAATCTTTTAAATCTTTAATTATAAAAACGGGCAGTTCGTTTCGGTGCCGTTGGCTTACCCCCGTTTCCGCTTGCCCGCTTCCAGTGAAAACAAACAGTCCTCATCCCCTCGAACGTAGGATATGTATAATTACTAAATATTTACAGTGTGGGTTTACTTCGGTGTTGGTTCCTGGTTCATACCCTCCATCGTCTTGACGAGATTCCGCAGCTTCTCCAACTCGCCCTTCATTTGGTCGTTCTCTTTATCTAACTCCATGTACTTGGCGCGTATCTCGCTACCCCATTTCAGGTGCTCGTCGGGTTGTACTCCCGAACTCTGTACTTTACTTTACTCATTGTCGTATCGTTTTTTATTGTTCAACCTATATTTCTTTTTTCAGGAAACCTATACCTTTCTTTGGCAAAAGGTATATGTTTCTTTGGCAAAAGGTATATGTTTTCTTTGGCAAAAGGTATATGTTTTCTACCTCTATATGTAGGGTGTTTATATGATAGAGGTTTACTCTTGGAAAAGATGGGGGCGACGGGGTATCATGCCGCCGCCCTCTCCCGGAACTACTACTCTTCGTTCTGAAGCATCTTCTCCAATTCCTCGATGGACTTGTTTTCGAGTGCCTGGTCTTGCTTCTTTGCGATGAGTTCGAGAATCTTTCGATTGTTCTCACGGGCAGCGGCACGGCGATGAGCCTTGTCCTCTTCTGCCTGCTTGGTGGTGTAGATGTCCTTCAGGATGCGGAAGGTCAGTTCGTCGATGGTCTCTTCCGTCTGTGCCGATGGCTTCAGGAAGTCCAGTTCGCTGTCGCCCGTCACGCCCTTCTGGTCGTTGATACGGCGACGGATGGCCTTTGCCAACTCGCCGATTTCGTCCTTCGACAAGTCCCACAGCTGTTCTACACTCAGCATCCCGCGATTGGTTTGGATGCGTAACTTCTTTCTCGATGCAATCTTATACATAGTCGTAATGATTAAATGTGATTAAAACTTGATTCTGATGATACGGCTGTCGGTGCCCGTGGTGCGCACTACCATTTCGTCGCGCACGGTGGCATTGAAGCCTAAGCCTGATAGTTGGCCGTCGGTGCTTTCGACCTGCTGCGTCTGTCCGAGCACTTCCATCACCTTGCGATGATCTAAGAGGTCGGCGGTCAGGAACTCGTTGTGGAAGCCACGGATGGCACGGGGTGCCTTGGCTCCGTCGAGCATGAAGAAGTAATGCTTGTGGCCCGTCTCGCTCTGCCAGTAGTTTGGCGAGAGGCAAACGAGGTTGACGCGGTGGAACTCGCAGGTGCGCAGTCCGTAGATTTCGCGTACTATGCCGCTGCCGTCCTTCAGGTAGTCGCTGTGCTTGATGTTGGCCAGTCGCCCGTCCTTGATGGTGACGGTTGCGATGTCGGCGCGTCGCTCGATGGTGTGCGGTATCTCGTACTGGAACACCTCGTCACCGATGGCGATTTCCGCTTTGGTTGTGGTGTTGGCTCCGCGGTCGTAGTTGATGATGAAGAACTGATAGTCGCCGTCCTTCAACTTGTCGGGGTCAGTCCAGAAGATGTTCTCCACACCGATATGCACAGGTCGTATCATGTCGATGTCGAGCATACCACCACAGACGGGTGTCTTGCGTCCCTTGTATGTGGAGTAGTAAATCTCCGTTCCAGTCGGCTCGATGGCGTGTGCGTCGAGGTCGCAGATGTCCTGCCCGTTCTCGTTCCAAAGGATTGAGAAACGGAAGTAAGCATCGACGAAACCGCCAGCCTGCTTCACCGCCTCGCGTATCTCTGACTTTCCGGCAAGGTTGCCGTTGTACGTCCAACCGAAGTTGTTAGGCCATTTGAAGATGGGCTTCGAGTCAGCCACAGCGGGAGCCGTCAGCGTCACGAAGTTCTTCTCCATGCGGTTCTGTAGATAGACCTCCACAGCCTTGCACGTCGGCAGGATGTCGCGCATGAACTCGTCGATGCCTACCACGGGCACACCGTCAAACTCGCTGCTCTTGTGGCGTGTGGCCGTTGGTTTCAGTCCGTCGAAGATGCTCACGGGTTTTACGCTTCCGTCGCCAGAGTTGGCATGAAGAATGTCACAAACCTTGATGTCCTCCATCGTGGCGCAACGGCGGTTGAACGACTGCTCGTAGCCGTTCTCCGTCACGAAAGCCTTGGCCGCGTCAATCATCTGCTGAGTGATGGGAGCCTTCGCCTTCATGTAGTTGGCAGGATCAACCCGCTTGTTCCAGTCGGTGCAAGCCTTCGCCAACTCCTTGCCCTCGGCCAACTCCGTGCAGAGCGTGCCGATGAGTTCCGTGCGGAATCGGGCAAACGGGTACTTGTAGGATGTGACCCACAGCCAGTTGTCGCGCTTCTCCTGGGGAATGTCGGCATACTCGCGGGCCTTCGTCAGGTAGTCCTCCACCTTCGGCAGATAGGTGTCACCGTTCAGCAGCGAACCTTGATTGATAAGGTCGGCCACCAGTGCCAGCGTGTCCGTGCCGATGGTGTTCAGCCCCTTCTCCAGTTGCACCTTGTCCTCACGGTAGCGAGCCGTAAGGCTGTCGGGCGTTTCGTTGGTGAAGGTCACGAACTCACGGCGCAAGCGTACCATGAAGTGATGGAACGTATAGACGCGCCCTGCTTCCACCACGCCGTACTTGTCGGCTTCCTCCTGCGTGTACTGCTTCACGTTCTGACTGATACCCAGTGCAAAGTCCTCGGCGTTCTTGTTCGTCTGCTCGTAGGGTAGGAAGTTCAGATTGTTGAAGGTCTCAACAAACACGCCACCGATGGGCGCACCCTTCAGCAGCTCGCTCATCAGTCGGAATGACTCGCGGTACTCGTCGCTCGTCTCACCGTCGTACATCGTGATGATGTTCAAGTCCTCATCAACCGCCACGATGTTGCCGTAACGCTCGAAGAAGTTCCGGCAGGTGTTACAGTTGTGTTCACTCGATTGCGGGTCACGGAACACGGGGTCTTCGCCGAAGCCTCGCATATAGGTTTCCCATACTTGCCGTCCCGTCACCGTCGAGCGGAACAACTTGCCTCTCTCGCTCAGGCTGTTAAACTGCGCCTGAAACAGCTCTTTTACTTTCTCGTTCATAGTTCCTTTTGTTTTAATTGTGAGAAAATTGGGTTATTTAATTCGTTCAATTCGTGTAATTCGTGTTCAAAGAAAACGAGAGGCACCCTCGTCGGATGTCTCTCGATGTCGATTGCGATGTCTGCCGATTACGGCTCCAGCCCCCCGCCCGTGTCCTGACTGCCACCGCCCTGCTGGGTGCCGCCGTTGTTGTCGCCAGTGTTACCACCCTGTGCGGGTTCGTCGTCGTTGGGGATGGCAGTGTCGGTTGCTACCATCTTAACCTTTTGTGCCTGCTTGCTCAGTGCAAACTGCTTGCTGAACTTCACGCCGATCGTGGCACCAAGCACCCAATTAAGGCGGTCAGTAGTCAGGTCGCTTTCCTCGGCACGGGTGCGGACGGGAACGCTTGGGTCTGCCGTGTGGGCTGCCGTGGTCTCGCGCTCGATGTCGGCATCACTCACGCTGCCGTTCACCTTCGGGTAGATGCTGACCATCTTTGTGCCCGTATGGTCGGCAAGGCTAATGCGGTTGCTCTCCAACACTTCCTCGCTCACGATGTCGGCGATGGCTGCGATGACCGTTGTCACCTCGTAAGCCTTTACGCCGGTACGAGCGGCAATCTTTTCAGCCAACTCGGCGTTGGTGATCTCGTTGTTAATCACCGCTTCGGCAAAGAAGCTGTGGCTGCCCTGCTGGGCACTCGTCGGGTTGTATTCGCGAACCCTGTACTTAACTTTACTCATTGTCGTATCGTTTTAATTGTTCAATGTCGTTCATATCAAGAATTAGAGAATTGGGGAATTACCAGCCTTTGATGTCGTACAAGTCTTGGAGAGCATCGTCTATTCGACTGAGACTGCCGCCACCGACTGAGCGATACTTCTTGAACTCACGGCGAGTGATACGCAGAAGGTCGCCCACGGTCTTGATATTGTTGTTGTCGAATAGTTTTTCAAGCCTTACGCCATAGCCAGGGTCCCAACCTCTCCTGTGAATGTGGTTGGTGATTTCTTCTACTGGTGCCATGTCCGCTTCATCACTCCACCACCGATTAGGGTCTTGTTTCGGTTCAAGTTGTGCAAGCCGCTCTTTCAGTTCATCGCGCTCTTGCTCAATCTTCATATATTCGTCACGCAATTTGCGGCTCCATTCCAGGTGCTCATCATATTGGGCTTTCAGCTTCTCTAATTCCGAACCGTTATCTACCCAATCGACATCGTGTGGGTGGTCTGTGTAGATGACCTGTTCCACATTCAACAGATGGAAAGGTGATGGCTGTTCGTTTTTCCACGATTTGGGATGTACTGTAACTCGCGCTGTTTCTCTGTCGTGAATTACCATTAGCGTTTCGGCCTCATTGATGAAGCGGTCGCCATTGTTTGTCTTTACGATAATCATAGTTCCTTTTGTTATATTTTCGGGTTTTTAATCTTTCGCCATTTCTTGCTCTTCTTGTTTGGATCGGGCTTACGAGCCAGCCGTTCTAATTTGTTTTGCCATTTCTGGCCACTCTTTGTCTCTCGATACGTGTTGATGCGGTCTTCCATACGGTTGTCGTATTCATCACGATGTGCTACGTGGGTGAGGTGCCAACCGCAACATGCCTTGCAATAGTATGGATGTAACCGCTCGCCACCTTGTATCTCGTCGGCATTCCATTTGAGGAAGTCCTGTGCCTTCCGTTCGGTCTCGAACAACATCTTCTGCTTCCCACAATCTGGGCAGAATATTCTATGAGTTGGTTTCATTATTCGTTCAATTCGTTCAATTCGTGTTCAAAGAAAAAGAGAGGCAGGCCGTGGTGGTCTGTCTCTCCGACTTATCTGTTCGTCCTATCAAGTAGGCTGTGGTAGAGTCAATCCTTTACGGCTCCAGCCCCCCGCCCGTGTCCTGACTGCCACCGCCCTGCTGGTTGCCGCCGCCAGTGTCGCCAGAGTTACCACCTTGTGCGGGTTCGTCGTCGTTGGGGATGGCTGTGTCGGTTGCCACCATCTTCACCTTTTGAGCTTGCTTGCTCAGAGCAAACTGCTTGCTGAACTTCACGCCGATCGTGGCACCAAGCACCCAATTAAGGCGGTCGGTAGTCAGGTCGCTTTCCTCGGCACGGGTGCGGACGGGAACGCTTGGGTCAGCTGTGTGGGCTGCCGTGGTCTCGCGCTCGATGTCCGCATCACTCACGCTGCCGTTTACCTTCGGGTAGATGCTGACCATCTTTGTGCCCGTGTGGTCGGCAAGGCTAATGCGGTTGCTCTCCAGCACCTCCTCGCTGATAATGTCGGCGATGGCTGCGATGACCGTTGTCACCTCGTAAGCCTTTACACCAGTACGAGCGGCAATCTTTTCAGCCAACTCGGAGTTGGTGATTTCGTTGTTAATTACCGCTTCGGCAAAGAAGCTGTGGCTGCCCTGCTGGGCACTCGTCGGGTTGTATTCGCGAACCCTGTACTTCACTTTACTCATTGTCGTATCGTTTTATTTGGTTTAGATAATAGCCTTCAAGATTCTCGATGTACTTGATAACTCCTTCCTTTTCGAGTTGCCGAATGGCTTCCATGAATTGGAACGTGGAGTATTCCGCTTTTGTTGCTTCCTCGATGTACTTGGCTTCGTGATTGCCTTTCTCGATGGCTCGCAATATCTTTGGCCGAAGTTGTTCGACCGTATAAACGTGGATGCTCATAGTTCCTTGTTGTTAAGTTGTTCGATAATACGCTTTTCTCTGTCCGATAATTCTACATCACGCTCAAAGCCTTTCTTGTGACGTTGCAACTCGTCCGCGATGCGGTCGCTGAATAGGATGCCACCGCCAAAGATACGCTGACCGCCTCCAAGTGCTCGCAAAGCGTCGAGGTTGGTGACGTACACACATTCGTCTTTCGGTATCTTCAATTCGATGCCACGAGAGAGGAATTTCCCGACCTGCCCCGGATTGATAGCGTTAGGTGGATAGTTCTTTTTCTCCGTCGGATGTTCGGTTACACCTGCCACGTCGTTCAGTTGCTTCTTCAGCGATGGGCACAGCCATACTTTCGGCTCGTCCGTGAAGTTCGTGATGAACGATGTTTTAACGATGGCACCATTCGCATACTTGACGCTTGCATCGGTTAGGATGGTGCAAGATGCTCGACAGTCGAAGCACGTCAGATGTGGCGCGAATAAGAAGTACTGGATGCCAACGGCCTCGTACCATTGAGCAATTTGCGACACAATGCTGAATGGTGGATTGTCTATTACCACGCAGTCGTCGGGATAGCCGAATTTCTTATAGTCGCCTCCAGGATAGAACGGCCTCACGATTGGTCGGTCAGTCAGGTCAATCAGCGTACCAGCGAAATTCTTTACCACCTCATAAACGGCTGGAGGTGTATAGCAATCGTCGGTGGTCTTCTTCGTGCTGTCCTCATGCTTCTGCACAAACGATTCGTAGTCCTCAAACTTCTCGTTCTTGCCGATGCGCTTGACAGGCGATTGTATCACCTCATCTCCGAATAGTGATAATTGTTCCGTCATATTATATTCCTTTCGTTGGTTTCTGATTCATAAAAGTCTTCGCATTTCCCCAAAAAGCCTTCATCACTATCATGGAGCTTGTTGCATATAAGTTTGTACGGCTTTCCCGACCAATCGCAAAAGATGTCCGTGCAATGGTCGCAGAAGAAGCATGACCTTGGATGTGCATTTATCACATACATGCCACATTCGTATTCCCTTGTCGGTTCTTCTCTTGGTACCATATCAATTCGTTCAATTCGTGTTCAAAAGAAAAAGAGAGGCACCATTGCGGATGTCTCTCGATGTCGATTGCGATGTCTGCCGATTACGGCTCCAGCCCCCCGCCCGTGTCCTGACTGCCACCGCCCTGCTGGTTGCCGCCGTTGTTGCCGCCAGTGTTACCACCTTGTGCGGGTTCGTCGTCGTTGGGGATGGCAGTGTCGGTTGCTACCATCTTAACCTTCTGCGCCTGCTTGCTCAGTGCAAACTGCTTGCTGAACTTCACGCCGATTGTGGCACCAAGCACCCAATTAAGGCGGTCGGTAGTCAGGTCGCTCTCCTCTGCACGGGTGCGGACGGGAACGCTTGGGTCTGCCGTGTGGGCTGCTGTGGTCTCGCGCTCGATGTCGGCATCACTCACGCTGCCGTTCACCTTCGGGTAGATGCTGACCATCTTCGTGCCCGTGTGGTCGGCAAGGCTAATGCGGTTACTCTCCAACACCTCCTCGCTGATAATGTCAGCGATGGCTGCGATGACCGTTGTCACCTCGTAAGCCTTTACGCCAGTACGAGCGGCAATCTTTTCAGCCAACTCGGCGTTGGTGATCTCGTTGTTAATCACTGCTTCGGCAAAGAAGCTGTGGCTGCCCTGCTGGGCACTCGTCGGGTTGTACTCCCGAACCCTGTACTTAACTTTACTCATTGTCGTATCGTTTTAATTGTTCAACCTATATTTCTTTTTTCAGAAAACCTATACCTTTCTTTGGCAATTTATTCGTCTTTAATCTTTCCGATGATGTCACGCAGACCAGTGAACACCGGCATGGGCACGGCCTTCACTTCGGGGAATACGAGGTACTTCATCGCTTCGGGCAATTCCTTCTCGACGTTCTTTTCAGTCTTCAGAGCCACCAAAGCGTCATAGACTTGCTCACCGAACTCGTCGCGCTCCTTTTCGAGTTGCTTGGCCTTGGCGTGCAACTTGCGGACGGTTTCGTACTCCTTTGCCTCGACCGTGATGTATGTGCTGTTACCTGGAATCTTGAACGACAGCTTTACGGGGATGTTCGACTCGCGGCTCGTCCATCCGTTCGGATTGTCCTTGATGGCCGTGATGCTTGCACCCGTGCTGTAACCGAAGTAAGTGCTGTATTCGTTGACACAAGCGATGACGGGCGCAGGGATGTACTTTCGCACAAGCACCTGACCTGCCTCGTTCAACTTCTTGTAGGCATTCTCAATCTTCTTTGAATATGCCTTGTTCTTCATCTTCGACGCGGCTTCCTCGGCCATCGTCTTTGTAATTCTTCTGTTCATAGTTCCTTTTGCTGATTGTTAATGCTTGCGGTTCTGCTTTGCCAACTGCTTGCGCTTTATCTGATTGTGTCTCCATTTCGTTGAACCAACGTAATAGCGTCCGAATACGTCAGGAGGTGTGCCCCATGATGGAGAGGGAACCAATGTCGGCACCTCTGGGCGATTTACGATGGGCAGAGCCTTTGCATCTTCGTTAGCACTTGCGCCGCTTGCGGCAATCATTCCGGCCATAGCCATTAAAACTGATTTTTTCAAATTACCTTTCATAATTCCTTTTGTTTTTAAGTTATAAAAAAGAAAAGGCATCGAATTCGACACCTTTTCCGTGATTTCTGTGATTTCTGTGTGACATTACGGCTCCAGCCCCCCGCCCGTGTCCTGACTGCCACCGCCCTGCTGGTTGCCGCCGTTGTTGTCGCCAGAGTTACCACCTTGTGCGGGTTCGTCGTCGTTGGGGATGGCTGTGTCGGTTGCTACCATCTTAACCTTTTGTGCCTGCTTGCTCAGTGCAAACTGCTTGCTGAACTTCACGCCGATTGTGGCTCCAAGCACCCAATTAAGGCGGTCGGTAGTCAGGTCGCTCTCCTCGGCACGGGTGCGGACGGGAACGCTTGGGTCAGCTGTGTGGGCAGCTGTGGTCTCGCGCTCGATGTCGTTCATTCTTTTTCAAAATACTTATTCATTGCTACGGTTCTGCCTTCCGATTCCTTTACGTTATCATCGTAGATTTCGTAGCCGCACCGCTGATACCAGGGGATGAGAAACGTGTCCTTTCGGGCAACCACTACGACCTGCTGCAAGCCTAACTCCTTCGCCTTTTCCTCTGCGAACTTTAGCATGACGTTGCCCAATCCCTTGCGTCTAACCGACGGGTGAACCATGAGCGACTGGATGGTGCCGTAGTAGTTGCGCTCTTCGTTGTTCTCGACGCACAGCTCAATCGTTGCCAGTCCGTCGTTGGTGATGAGTGTGTACGACTTTCCCCACCACCATTCGTTTTCGTGAGTGATGATATTTCTCATTCTTAGCCCTCCTTTTCGATGATTTCCTTTACTTCGTCCTGCGTGAAGATGAAGTCCTTGCCGTATGCTTGCAAGCAGCAGCAGGTTATCTCCGCACCGATAGACTTATAGTATTCTGCGACGTGAAAGAGGTCTGGGACGGCCTGCGGGTTGAACTGCTCCTTGTGTTCCTTGATGCGGTGTATCGCATTGTAGCGGTGCAATCCAATCTCGCTCATCATCAGTCCGTAGTCGAGCCAGCCTTTCTTCTGACTTTCCTCTTCGATGCCCGGAGGTGTCGGCTCTTCCTGCTGCATCTTGTCGATGATGCCCTTCACTAAGTTCAGAGCCTCAATCTCGGCAGCTGCCAAGCACTCTTCGGTCGTACCCAATGGATTCGGGTCGCAATTACTTTTAAGCCCATTGACTATCTTGTCAATCTCGGCTTTCACTCTTTCTGCGTCAATGTACTTCATAGTTCCTTTTAATTAAAAGAGAGCCGACGCGATGCGCCAGCCCTCAATGTTCAATGTTCAATGTTCAATGGTGAATCATCCCTCCAGTTCCCCGCCCTGCTGGTTGCCGCCGTTGTTGCCGCCAGTGTTACCACCTTGTGCGGGTTCGTCGTCGTTGGGGATGGCTGTGTCGGTTGCCACCATCTTAACCTTTTGTGCCTGCTTGCTCAGTGCAAACTGCTTGCTGAACTTCACGCCGATCGTGGCACCAAGCACCCAATTAAGGCGGTCGGTAGTCAGGTCGCTCTCCTCGGCACGGGTGCGGACGGGTACGCTTGGGTCAGCCGTGTGGGCTGCTGTCGTCTCGCGCTCGATGTCTGCATCACTCACGCTGCCGTTCACCTTCGGGTAGATGCTGACCATCTTTGTGCCCGTGTGGTCCGCCAGGCTAATGCGGTTGCTCTCCAACACTTCCTCGCTGATAATGTCAGCGATGGCTGCGATGACCGTTGTCACCTCGTAAGCCTTTACGCCAGTACGAGCGGCAATCTTTTCAGCCAACTCGGCGTTGGTGATTTCGTTGTTAATTACCGCTTCGGCAAAGAAGCTGTGGCTGCCCTGCTGGGCACTCGTCGGGTTGTACTCCCGAACTCTGTACTTAACTTTACTCATTGTCGTATCGTTTTAATCGTTCGATGTCGTTCATTTGTTATTCTCTGTTGAAATGATAGCCGTAGCGTTCCTGAAACATGCTGTCGATGAAGTCCGGCACGCGGTCTTCTCGCTGCTGATTCAGCGTGAGCAGGTCGGTGTAGTAATTCAGTGCCGTAAGAAATTTACGGTCGTTGGGTACGCTGCCGCCCTCGATGCCGAAACGCTTCTGAGCGTATTGCAACTCGCATACGAGCCGATGATTGTGCGTAAACTCTGCCGTATTGCCCCAAACGAGCAACATGGCGCAGATGATAGCGCACGTCTCAGTATTGACGATGGGGATGCCCGTGTCAAGTGCTGACTGATACATCGCCCATCGTTCTTTGTACTCCTTGGTGTCGAAGATGCTACTCATCGTCTCCTTCTTCGTCGTATGGATAATCAATATTCCATTTCCCGTTGTCATATTCCACGAGTTCAGCGTTTGGGAGTATATAGTTAAGACCTGGGCACTCCAATAGCATGTATGGGTATATGAAAGGCAATGGCTTTCCATCCCTCTTGTAGATTTTACTCACGCATGGTAAGAAAAAGATGTCGTTCAGATTCTTGCCCGTAAACTTGATTCGTCTTACTTCTTTTGCCATAATTCGTGTCATTCGTGTTCAACCTTGAATGTCTCACTCACCTTGCCGCTCTTGTCGAGTGCCTCGCCAAGTGCGCCCTTAATCGGTTCTTCACGTTCCCAATCGTGTTTGTCGAGGTCGTAAAGTTCACCGATAGCGTCGTTCTGGATGATGCCAGAGAAACCGCGACGGCGCAACTCATAGACGATGTTCAGCGTCGTGGCTTCTGCGAGGTTGCTCGTCGTGCTGCCCTCGTTCTCCTTGATGAAGGCTGAAATCTTCGCGTCCCATTCCGTTTCAAGTGCCATGCGCTTCTGTCCGAATCCGATACGCGACTGATGCAACTTGGAGATTTCCTTTTGCAACTCGTCGATTTGGCGGTGCTTTGCGGCAATCTCTTCTTTTACCTCACCTTGCAACATTGCCACCTGACGGATAGCGTTGCCTTTCTTGTTCTTCAACTCTCTGACTTGGCTGTCAAATTCTGTTCTTGTCATAGTTCCTTTGTTTTTATTGATGAATAATTAAAGTAAAATAGAAAGGGCAGGCACCTTGTCGATGTCTGCTCTTTCCGTGATTTCTGTGATTTCTGTCTGCCGATTACGGCTCCAGCCCCCCGCCCGTGTCCTGACTGCCACCGCCCTGCTGGTTGCCGCCGTTGTTGCCGCCAGTGTTACCACCCTGTGCGGGTTCGTCGTCGTTGGGGATGGCTGTGTCGGTTGCCACCATCTTAACCTTTTGAGCCTGCTTGCTCAGTGCAAACTGCTTGCTGAACTTCACGCCGATTGTGGCACCAAGCACCCAATTAAGGCGGTCGGTAGTCAGGTCGCTTTCCTCG